TGCTTTACATTTTTCTCGGCTTTAGATTTTCTGCCGTTGCCCATAAAGTCGACAGCGGCGTCTTCCTTGGCCTTCAGTTTTGCAGCCTTCTCGTCTTCCTTGGCTTGCTTGGCAGCGTTCTTTTCCGCTTCCTTGGCAGCTTTCTTGCCTTCAGCTTCAGCCTTCTTGGCAGCGACGGCAGCTTCTTTGTCAGCTTTCTTCTTGGCAGCGGCTTCAGCTTTGGCGGTGGCCTTGGCTTCGGCTTCAGCGGCCTTCAGCTTCGCAGCGGTTTCGGCAGCGGCCTTTTGTTCTTCGGTTTGCTCAGCGGGAGCAGCGGTCTTGGCATTCATGATGAAATCCTTCAGTGGGTGAGTTAATTGAACGGGAACGTCCTTGCGAACGCAGAACGCACTATAAGGGCGCTCTTACCTGTATGCAAGAGGGTTCGTTTAGTCAAACTGGAATGCGCGATTTTTGCCAATCGCCCAGCGCAGTTGATGAAGTGGTCTTCTTGATGTTATGTTCGGACTCGAGGGTGCTCATCATCTGCTTGCGTAGCGCGAGCACGGCCTTGACGTCAACAGGCTTACCCGCTGCACCCCACAGCTGATCCGCTACCGACCAGATCACTGTACTTTTAGGGGGTATCCGTAATCCGTTGTTGATGACGGATTTAAGACTTGTGCGCAATGAGCGCAGTCTTGATTTTCAAAAGCTCCCAGAAAGCCGGGTGCATGGCTCGCGCGCCAGTCTCCCATTGTTGAAATGATCGACGGGACGTGTGCAGAGCCGTTGCACACCAGTCCTGAGCCGCAGTTATGCCCAGCTCAGCATCAGCTTGCACGGACTCTCGGACCTGTTTAACCTGCTCTGGCGTAGGAGTCATTGGTTCGCCAGCAAGTTCATTACATCCGTTTCCAGTTGCGCGCGTCCCGCACTGACCTTTGGGTCATAGGGCTGGCCGGGCTTGGATGGGGCATCATGGGCCGCGCTGTAGCGGGCGTAGGGCATCTTGTGCTCTTGGTACTTGCGGCCACTGATGACGCTCTCGGGCGTGTATACCACAGTGCCGTCCCGGCGCTGGGTCAATTTCAGGCCGGTGTTGCGTCCGTCAATCAGGATGCTGTCGCTGGTGTCGATTTGAAGCATGGTGCTCTCCGAAATGCCCACTGTGGCGGGCGGGTTGATTTACTTGGATGCGAGGGCCAGCAGGTCGGCGAACAGCTTGATGCGCTTGCCTGCGGCTTGATTGATGACGCGCTCTGCGTCGTTGATAGTGTTGCCCATTTCAGAACGGTTCCGGTTCGAATTGACAGCCACGATACGGATCGTGTCGCCGAAAGAATCAGCGGCCTGTTCCTCTGCCCAGACCTTTGTGGAACCGAAACCGTTGATGTAGATGCGGATTGCGCCAGTGGCTGGGTGAGTCCAAGTGCTGAATGTTGTCATGTTGTGATCCTTGTGGAACGCCCGGAATCTGCCGGGACTCAGAGGACTGCTTATTTGCTGTCCATGCTTGAATTATACGCGCATTGCGCACAACATCAAGAATTATTTTTCATAGCAATAAACAACGGATTACGGATACCCCCTAAAAGTACAGTGATGTACCGAAGCCGGGGTATATCCCCGGCTAGGGACATACGGACTATATCACCGCACGATTGCCGCCGCTAGGGGCCGCGATCGGTTTAGCCTGTACGGTAGGAGCGGCCTGCACGCTTGCGGGCAGCACGGGGGCAACTGGTAAAGCTGCGCCCGGCTGTAGCGCCATGGGCTCTGGTTCGAAGAGTTCTTGCAGGCGGACAGGGGTCGTGGAGCCTTTCACGTATCGGTAGAAACCCTGATCCTCCATGCTGATCTTGCGTGCCTGTACTTCAACCTCGAAAGCGTTAAACACCGATTCGGGAAGAGCCATGCCTAGCGCCATCACGCTGCGAACGAGGTGATCCCGGCTGAATCCAATGTGGTCAACCCCTGCCGTGTTGCGGTGCAGGAGCTTCAATTCCAGGTCCGTGAACCTCGAATAAGATGCCAAGTGGTCGACGGGGAAGATAGCGACCGCCGAGTGCGCCACTTCGATGTGGGCAAGGTTGCCCAGAGCGGTGTTGTTGAGGTGTTTGTATGCGAACACCATTTTGTCGCAGTTCACTAGAACGTACATGAGCGACTCATCCTAACAGATCAAAAATGTAATCGGGTTCGAGTCCGAAGTCTTCATGAAGAAGCTCTTCAGGATCCTCACCTTGGGCGACACGCTCGCGAGCGTCCTGGACAGCTTCCTCAGCAGCCTCGCGAGTCATGTCATCCCGCTGCATAAGCACTTCTACGATCGTTTGCATAGTGGTTCCTTGTTGGCGGGGAGGGTGACTCCCGCACTGCTGATTCACTTAGCTTGACGACCGCGGATACCATTGAATTTTCTCCAGACATAGAATTCGCAGGACACGTTATTCTTGTTCCAGCCGTGTGCTTCAGCAAGTGCGGGCAGCTCCTTGGCGGTGACGGTAGGCTGTGCATCGAATGCGGCCCACACTTGACCACACACCGTCCCAGACGAAGGGCGCGTCACGCCGTTTTGCTTTGGGCGATCCTTCTCGATGTTGTAACCCTTGCTGACGTTCTCGCGGGTGTAGCCTGTGCGGATTTCCTTTCCGGTGTTGGCGCTGTAAGTGGTGGAACAGTGGTGGCAGAACAAGCTCACGCCTTCGTTGGCCCAGGTCTGGTCGACTTCGGTGCTGCACTTCGGGCACTTATGGACGTTCGTATGGTTGTATCCTTCCAGCTTCTCGGTCTTTTCAACTGCCTTCGGTGCAGCCTGTTGGACACGCTTGCCGTCACGGACGACCGTCACGTTCTTAGGAGGTGCAGGAGGTGCAGGAGGATTGATCAGGTTAGCGAACACATTGCTGTGAGTCGGTGCAGGAGCAACAATTTCTTCAGCGACGGGTTCCTGCACAGCGACAGTGGCGGTGGCTGCGACCAGTGCAGCACGCATTCCGTCATTGTTCATCTTGCCGTAGTTCTTGACGCCGTGTTGCTTGCACGCTTCGCGGAGTTCCGTCTTGCCCATTGCGTCGAATTGGTTGTTTGTTGATTGCATTTGATTTCTCCTAAAGAGGTTGAGGTACTTGGTTAATGGGCGTCTTCTTGTTACCCATGACCTCAATTATGTGATGGAAATAAACCCGATGCAAGCGATTTTTGGGCTTGCCCACAAATTTTTTACTTCTAGTCATAAATGTCTTGTTTTTGCGACTAGAAGGGAATGTCATCGTCCGTGTCGAAGTCCGTGCTGGGCTTGGCGCTTCCAGGCGTATGCAGGGAGCGGGACGATGCAGCGGTGTCCACTGTAGGCGCAGCAAGGTCGTCGGGGGCTTGCGTGCTGAAGGCAGTTCCATCGAAGCAGTGGGCAAGGATCTCAGGATACTTCTTGTTGACCCATATACGCAAGTGACCGGCAGCTTGAAGCGTCTCAGCCTGCTCCAGCGCGAGGGCAGTGCTCTCCGGGAACGGTGCGCCGTTGCTACGCTGAGTCCACCACTGCCGAGCCTTGCGCTGTGCGAAGCCCTCATGCTGGATGCAGACGTACTCCTGGAACATGCGTAGGCCGCAATAGTAGCTCACCTTCATCATAGGAGGCGCACCGATCTTCTCATGCGCTGAGTAGGTGATGTGATCGACCTTGAACACCTCAACGATGGGAGCTTCACCTTTGATCAGCTCTTGCGTGCTGGCATACTCTTTCAACTTAGTCGTGAAATGGAACTCCGCTCCGCAGCAGATGCAGTGAGTCACGCTCGCGTGATTGTAGGTCGCACAGCTTCCGCACAGTTTGACAGGTGCCTCCCCGCCTTTCTGACCCTTCTTACGAGGTATGACAGGATCGTTGATAGGCCCCAGGCGACGGGTGTTGCCTGCAAAGTCCAGAACAAGACAGTTCTCTTTCATGTGGAACGGACGTGTCCCACGGCCAAGCATCTGCACCCACAGCACGGGCGACGCGGTAGGCCGAAGCATGACAATGAGGTCGATGCCTGGGAAGTCGAATCCTGTGGTCAGGACATTATTGTTCACCGCTGCCTTGTACTTACCAGACTTGAATCCTGCGATTCCCTCGTCGCGTTCATTGTCGCTCATTTTGCTATGAATGACCACAGTTGGCACGCCAAGCGAGTTCAGCATCGCGCCGACGTTCTCCGCATGTTGCACCCCTGACGCAAAGATCAGCCAATGGTTTCGGTCGCCCGCCTGTTCCATTGTTTCTTTTAGAGCTGCGAACGTGATTTCGTCTTTGTCGACTGCCAGCTGGAGCTCGGACTGGACAAACTCGCCACCCCTCATGTGGATGCCGTTTGTGTCAAGGATCGCCTTTGTCTGCTTGGGCACCAGTGGGCACAAATATCCTTCGGCGATCAAGCGGTTGAACGCTGCCATGCCTGTAATGTCAAAGCACACGTCGGTGAAGATCCCGTCCTCAGTTATGCGACCATGCCCTAGGCGCCAAGGAGTGGCGGTAAGACCAACCACCTTCAGGTTAGGATTGATAGATCGCAACGTGCCCAGGAGTGCCTGATACATGGTCTCCTCACTAGGGCTTACGAGGTGCGCCTCGTCAATGATCAGAAGGTCGATTCTACCGAACAGGTGCGCCTTCTTTGCGACGGACGCAATACCCGCGAACGTGATAGGCATGTACGCTTCGCGCCTGTTCAGCCCTGCGCTGTAGATGCCAGCTGGCGCAGTAGGCCAGAAGCTCATCAGCTTGTCATAGTTCTGTTGAATCAGTTCCTTGACGTGCGTCAGCACCATAACCCGCTGATTCGGGAAGTACCGAAACACGGATTCAAGGAACATTGCAATGACGACAGACTTACCCGTGCCCGTCGGAAGCGCCAGCACAGGATTCCCCTGCTGGCTTCCGAAATAGTCATAGATACTCTTGACCGCCTCCACCTGATAGGACCGGGGCTGTAGCAGCATCAGAACACCTCGTATTCAGCGCATCCAGTAAGCTGAACCTCTTTGCTCAGCACCTCACCCGCACCGCCACCGTCAGGTTGAGTCGGTCGGTTGCAATACCACTTCCCGTCTTCCATAGGCTCACTATGTCTGCAGGTGCGGCAGTTACGCTCAGGCGCCAGCTTCAAGTGGCAGACTGGTTTGTGGTCACACCATTGGCAAGCAAACCAGCCAGGGGACTCGCTTACCTTGGACGGAGCTTGCTTCAGCATAATCAGCGTCCGACCACGATCAAGAAACTGGTCTGCAATCGGCGTGTCCAAGTGGATAATTTCGCCGTAGATCTCGTCGTTGTTTTTGTTCACCGCCATGTAGAGGGCGCACGCAATGCCCATCTTTCGCATGTAGGTATTCATCTGAACATAGTGCTCAAACTTAGCAGCGCGAACACCTTCCTTCGCCAACTTCTTGAACGATGCATCGTTGTGAGTCTTGAACTCCAACAGGCAGGCCGTGCCTTCCGGGACGTCTGGAATACCAATGGCCACACCGTCACCGCTGCCGCCAAGGTGACCGCCCACGTCGCTGATGCGGAACTGGTTCCCGTTCTCGTCCTGCTGATACACCGTGCAACCGATTGCCAGCAGCATTGCGATGAAACGTGCTTCCTCCAGGTGCCCGCGGTTAAACAGGCGCAGGATGCGACCTCCAAACTTCGGCATGGTGGCCCATCGGAAGCTGTACCAGATAGCACGACCACATTCACCGCCCAGGATCGACGCGCCCAAGTGGGTGCGGAAGGGTGCATCGTGCCCCCGAAAAGCGTCACCCATATGAGGAATGACTTTGCCAAGGAATTGTCGGAAAGCTGCACCCTGATCGGATGCGATTTGTTGCTCTATGAGCTTCAAGGTTTTCGTTGCAAGTTGGACCATTTCAGACCTCTGTTCTTTAGAATTTAGTACCGGATTCTACAGGACATTCACGCGGGAACCCTGTAGAACTTATGATTACCCCATTGGCCAACATAGGCCAAAGACTTTGCCCAATACGGACGAATGGACTTTTCGTGAAAGAAGGTGGCGCCACCAGTCCGATCGCGCACTAGCATGGAAACCCGTGCAATTGCAAGGCAGTCATTCCACACACGGGAACGAAAGTCAGGCATGGCGGTCTTCTTGACTTTGCCATGCCTGACGTCTGTTATCGTCCATGAAAATTGCTTGCGTGCGAATACCACTTCGCAGACTGGTTTGTCCTGTTTCTTGGATCGATTGAGCGTCACCATTGCGACCGCCATCTTACCCTCAACAGGTTCTCCGCGTGCTTCCTTATAGACGTTGAGCGCCAAGCACATTAGCGCAGTCGTGAAAATAGCCATCCGCACCTCACGGTAGTTTGTGCCGGTCGCGGCACGGTGCGCAGACACTCTTGACCAGTCGTTGTGAAAATTCCCCACATAGGTCGCACTCTCCAGGAGAACCCGCGGGCATGTTTGCAACCCGCTGACGTATCACGTTGACGTCCGCCTCCAGCAATGGTTCTGCCAGGTCTTGTGCGCGATCTACTTCATCTGCCATTGTTCTTGTTCCTCGTTGTAAGGGAGCCCGAAGGCTCCCTTAGTTCAGTGAACCAGCTTGAGCTGGAATTGTTCAGGCTCTGCTTTGTCAGCGCGAGCTAACGCATCCGCGTCGCTGTACTTGTCAGGGTAACGCTTCTGGAGCTTTTCGACGTTATGCTTCAGGGTCACTTCCTCGAAGCTGAAACCGTGCAAGTCGCTCAGGAGGCTCAATGTGGTCACATAGAGGCTCAGCTGGCGCTTCATGATCTCGTGGTCCAGTTCCTTGCCGTAGATGGCGTGAGCTTTGACCACAGTCAGCACCTCGCCCGCGTAGTGTGAAGCCAGCATTGTCAGCGCCACAGGGTTGCGGCCCAGAACTGCGACAGCCAATTCAGATGCGATCTCGCTTGCCAGACCAGGCTCAAGAATCAAATCTTCAAACTTCCAGCCCATGACATCGGACAGATAGGCGGAATACCAGCACGCATCGCCCATCTCTTCCGGGAGGTTTTTGGGGTCAAACGGCAGCTTCATCCAGGCGCACGCTACCGTCAACGCCAGCTCGCCAGCTTCGCTACCAAGGCCCAGGGCAGCGTGAATGAGGTTTTCTTTCAGTGTCGGAAAAATCTTTGCCGTCCGCATTGCGAGGGCTTGATATTGGTTCAATTCCATTTCGGGTCTCCAAAGTAAAGGAGCCCGAAGGCCCCTTTGAGGGTTAATTACAGCAGGGCTCGCAATTGGCTGATCAGCGGAGCGATTTGCGACACCACGAAGGAGCCCATCTCGTTTGCTTTCGCTTCGATGTCATCCAAGACACGGTGGCCCGGATGAACCGTCACTTCTTCAGCGGGTGCGGTATTGGCTGTGACGGAAGTATCCGCCACAGCGGTCGCGGTGTCTGCCGGAGCAGAGGTGTTTTCAGCTTGATCCATTTTGGAATCTCCTAAGGGTTACAGGTCAAAAGAAAGAGCGGGCGAACCCGCTCTGGAACGGGAAATTACTGAGCAGGCTGAGCCCAGGGCGGAACTGCACCAGCGGGCTGAGCGGGCTGAGCGGGTGCGTATTGCTGCGGCGCTGCCTGTTGCGGGGCAGGTTGAGCAGCGGGAGCCTGTTGCATCCAGGGCGGTGTCGGAGCGGCTTGCTGTGGAGCTTGCTGCTGAACTGGTGCCTGTTGCTGGACCGGAGCTTGCTGCTGAGGGGCTTGCTGCCAGGGTTGTGCAGCGGCCGGAGCTTGCCATGCAGGGGGAGCAGCTTGCGGAGCGGGCTGCACAGGCGGCGCATACTGCTGAGCCGGTGCAACTGGTGCGGGTGCAAATTGCGGGGCCTGTTGCTGAGGCTGTGCGCCCCATGCTTGCGGCGCTGCCTGTTGCGGGAACTGGTGAGCGGGAGCTTGCGGAGGTGGCTGGAATGCAGCAGGTGCAGCCGCGTGAGCTTGTTCAACCTGCTCGTTGATGTTCTTGAAAGCGTTGATTTCGTTGGACGCTTCGTAGTCACCGCTGGCGGCACGAACCTTCACCTTGATCTTCAGGGGACGGTTATGCAGCATGGACGAGTCCGCGATTTGCAGGATACCCACAGCGTGAGCAATCGCGCTCAGTTGTTTGTATGCGATTTCCTGCGCCACGGGGTTGCCGTTGCGGATGTTTAAGCGAGAGAACACCTTGCGATTGACAAACTGGCCGTCGATCACGTTGAAGCGGAGTTCGAGATAAGCGCCCGAACCGTCCTTCGTGGGTTTCAGTTCAGACTGGTCGATTGCCGCGTTATACCAGCCGGCGGGAATCGCCTCCAGTACGCCAGCATCCGGTGTGACTTGCGATGCATCAAAATTCAATTGTGCCATGGTTTAAGCTCCTGAGTTGGGCGTTAGATGCGGTGCCCGAATTACCGCGTAAAAAGATCGATGCCAGAAGACTTATACAGTGCTTCAGCGAAACTGTTCCAGCCGTTAGCAGGCGGGGCGGGAATTGGTAACTCGCCCAGCATACCAAACCGATTTCCGGCGGTATAGGAAGGCGTTCTTGACAGTGCAAGGACTCGACCTTTATTCTGAGACACACCGCGAGTCATGTTACTCTTGTCAGCGGTCATCAGATAGATCGGTTCATACAGAAAGCCAATAACGTCTGCCCATTGCGTGATCAACTCACGCTTACCGTAGGTTTTCTGATTCTTTGGGGAATGCAGTAGCAAGTCCCAAGAGTCATACTCACCGCTCGTTGGATCCATAATTTTGGAACTAAAGACGTGGCAGGTCAACACGATGTTAATCCCGCCAAAGACTGCCAGTTGATCCAACTGCTTGAGCAGTCCTTCGAACACCGCGTTCGCAAGATTGTAGGACTTTCCGTATCCACCATGAGCGGATTCCATGGTGACAGTCTTGTTTGATCCCGGTTTGTATGTCGGGTCCAGGCGCAAGACATGCTCGTGGATGTGACGCTCCAGTGCGGTGGCGCTGTCAAATACGATGGTCTTATATGGGAACTGACCACGCTGAGCCGCTGCCGTTACTTCGGTTAGCAATTGCTGCACCTCGTCGAAGCTCTGGAGCATGGGTGTCTTCTGCACGTTGACACCAGCGTATCCAACCTCCAGCGGCACCAGCAGCGAAGCGGGTGCGCCTGCGCTGAGGGTTGTCTTACCCATCTTTTCTTGACCCGCAATTACCATGCGAATGCCTGTGCGAGCAACTCCGCTCGTCACGTTCTGCAGTATGCTCATGAACTTTCTCCATTGTCAAAATTGTCCGCGAGCTTCTGCAAGCGGGCCTTGATGCCATCAATCTTCTCGAGCTTCGCGTCCCAGACATTGTGGTCAATGTACTCGTTCACGTGTTGGCTGACAAGGTCGTGCAGGTACTGAGGTGACAGAGCATCAAGCTCCCAGCTTTCATCACCGTACTGGCGCCGATATTCTGCATAACGACTGTCAGTGACTTTCGCAGGATTAGGAGGGGGCGCCTGTTCTTCAATCTGGTCCATGTTCAGCGCAATGCGACGGAAGTCGATGCTGATCTGGTGCCGACTGAAAAGAGACAACCTTTCCTCAAGATCTCTTGTCATATCCATACCGCTAGGATCGTGATCTCCAAGGTGCAGGATCACAATTCTCTGGCAAGCCCTCATTATACGGGTCTTGGCAAACTCTCGCAACGTTGTCGCACTTGGATATCCACGCGCAGGAAGCAAAGGAACGTCAAACTCTTTGCAGGTACGCTCAAGCACGCCTGCCAAGGCTTCTTTTTCAACGACGCAGAAAATGCGGGTTTCTTGCCCGTCCCACAAATCCTCATGATATTGGCTTGCGACAGCGTGAAGGATTTGCGAACCGCTTGTCCAGTGGTTGCGTTCTAGGAATCCGCGTGTACGGTCTTCGATCGCATCCCAATCAATAAGACCTGCCAACCGTGCATTCGTCAACAGTGCTACGATGTTATCATAGCTACGAACACTGTTTTCGATATGCCCACGGGCCACGAGTTGGTAGTAGAGCTGGCGAATGGTCAGCAGGTAGCCAGCTGCCTTGTATTCGTCAATGACACCGTCAACGATGCCGATCAGGTCAAGGCTTGCCTTGTGAAAGCGGGGAGCTTCACCGTAGGACTCTTTCATACTGCCACCCATGTATCGCAGACGTCGTAATAACCTGTCTGCCCCTGAACGGTGAACGTAAGGGTTCCAGGGCTTTCAAGCCACAAGGTTTGACCGTTATATGGTCCACCCTTCATGACGTGCGGACGCTTCACTACTTTCTTTAATCTCATTTCGGTTCTCCAATATCAATCTGGTCGCGGAATCCAAGCCATACGGGGAAGCGGGGAGCTTCCTTCACGCCAACCTCGAAATGCTTGTATTTCGTAATCTTGCCCAGCAGCGTGTCACGTGTGTTCCACAATTGCTGGCGCTGTGCCGCGCTGTAGCCGGTTCCAATGCTGAACTCAATACCCGTGCCACAGTCCCGGACCTTCAGCGCCCCTAGTGTGTTCATAGGCACCTTGCCCTCCGCGTGACTGCTTCGCTTTGTGTGGCCGAGTTCGTCCAGTGTAGCTTCGTTGGCATTGTGCATCAGCTCTTCGAAGCCAATAACCACAGCTTCCGAGTCTGCGAACCGCTTCAGCTTCAGCAGGTGGCCTTCTCGTGCGGTACTGCGCCCGAACTTATAGATGCCTTCTACGTTGCGCAGCATCACGCCTTCAAACCCTTGGGCCAGCGTTTCCTGTTCAAACAGATCCAGTTCTTCTTGGCCCTTCACCAGTAGCTGAGGAAGCAGTTTGACACGGGGAAACTGTGCGAGGTATTCTGTGTCGAGTGCAAGCTGCAAACGGCGCAGGCGCGTCGCATATGGTATCGCAGGGTCTGTCCAGTAGTCAAAGACCCAGAAAGAGAAGTCCGGTTCACCGTCACGGGACATGACGCCAGAGGTTGTTGCCTGCATCACGTTCTTGTCGTTTGCAGGGCCTACCGTGAGCTCACCGTCCAAACCTTCCAGCATCAGATTTCCAAGGCAGTCCTGGACGTAAGCATTCGGAATGAGCTTGAGGCTACGGGAAACCAGAACGGCGTCTTTGACTACTGCCCGGACGCCGTCCAGCTTCGCGCTCGCGTACATGGGAAACCGAAGCACCTTAGGCGCCTCGACCGCGAGCATTGGCTTCATAGATTCACCATCTGCTGAAACACCCGCTTCGTCCTCAGGTTGACAAGCGTCAACAACATAGGAGGAATCGGTGAACCATACATGGCAGCAATTGTCACAGGCAGGAACTTAGGTCGCAGAGCCTGCACGATCTGGATGTTGTCCTTAGGGCGGTTCATGCTTGCTCCTTAAATGCTTGCACAGAGTAAGGAACAATCGGTTCCACCAGTTTCAGCAGGGCTTCCGCATAGACACGGATTTCCATCTGAGCGTGTTCGTGCAAGCGAAGGCGCAGGAAGTGGAACAGGTTGTGAAGGTCCACACTCGCAAACATGCGCGAGTAAGTGGCACAAGGCAGCACAGTTCGAGCAAGCTCACGCGCCACACCCTGCTCCAGGAGCGTCTTATAGAGCGCGAATGCGTCCATGTTTGCTTTGCGCATGTAGGACTGAATCAGCAAAGCGTTCTCATGCTGCACATCGTCACGCATCTGCTTGTTCGATGTGTGTTGATGGGTAATGACCGCCAGCTCAGGAACGTAGAACTCTTCAGGGAGCTCGCTGTAACGTGCGCTGACTTCGTTGTAAGACCATGTCCGGTGACGGTGCCACTGGCGGAACACAAACAACGGAGCCTTGATTTCAAAGGTGAACGACACCGCCTCGAAAGGACTGGTGTGATGGTTCTTCAGCAGATACGCGATCAGCTTTTCATCCTTGCCAGCGTCGTCACCAGTGCGCCAGTCAGCGTCGTAGCTGACACGAGCAGCGCGAACGATACTCAGGTCGCTGCCCATGTGGTCAACAAGGCGCACCAGACCGTGATCCAGCACGGGGATGAAGTCCAGGGAGTGGATTCCGATGTTGCTCATGCTTGCACTCCTGCGGCCTTTGCAGCCTTAGCGGGGAGCACAATTTCCAGGGCGGGTGAACCGGGCTTGACAATCAAGCACTGATCAAAGAGGTGCGTCTGCTCTTCTGTCAGCGTGCGGTATTCCTTCACAACGAGTGAGGGTTTATACTGCACCATGGCGTCAGCGGTGATACCGGCCTTGAGGAACTGTTCCTTCAACGCACCAAAGGCGCCAGGGTCCACTTCTCGGCTGATTGTGTGCTTACCCTTCAGCACCCATCCAGCGTCGAGCGGGACGGTGTTTGTGCCTTCTTTGGGGGCAGGGAAATAGAAGCCGAAGATCTTCTGACGGAGCAGCATTTCTGCCGCCTTCAGTTTCTTCAACTGCTCTTGCATTTGATACCAAGACGACATATCTTCTGCCGTCACGGTGTTGGGAGGAATCAGGGTCATTTACAGGCTCCAGAGTTGGTTTGTGGTACGAGCGTTAATTTAACGCAACGGTGAAAGATCTGCAAGCCCGCATTCTGATTATTTAAGGTCTGAGGGTAGATCCAGCACGCGGAAAGCCTTGCCGTGGAATCCGTGATCAGTCAGGAGTTTGTCTTTGGGGATTTCAACGATATAACCGCTATCAACCAGACTGCGAACAGTATCATCAAGCGCCTTTGATGCTCCGAATTTGTGTTGCTGGAAGGTCGGAACCCTCTGCGTTCGAATCTGGAGGTACTTACGGGGCACGATACCATCCTTCACCATGCTTGACGGGACGTTGTAACCCGTGCCCACCTTGCCTGCGATGTACTCAGCAATGAAGAATAGAATCTTGCGCTCCCGTGTGTGGTCATTGATACCGACGTCACCAGTCACCAGACGTCTTGTCATGATGGCAATGTCACGGCGCACCACTTGCAGAGCCCAATCGACATATTCTGCATTGACTACAGGACTCTCTGGTCTGTCCGCAACTGCCAGCAATGCAGCAATTCGGCAAACCTTCAAGTGAGCACGGTTCCACATCTGCCTCCAGGACTCGTCCGCAGTGCTATTGATCTGGATGTCGCATTCCTTGTCAAACGATTGCAGCATCTGCCGCGCCCGCTCGTCAAGCCCAACACCATACACCATGGACGCACCCTTCGCCACGACCGCTGTATGCACCACATAGAGCAGCTGATTGAGTTCTTCCGTGTTGAGGTTTGTCTTCGGGTTTTCGTTATGTGCAGGGCGCTCACCGTCGTATTCAATGACAATAAAGCGTGACAGAAAACCGTCTTCCATCATCGACTCAGTAAGCGACTCGTAGAATGTGCCAGGGGTCGTTTCGCCAATCATACTATAGGCAACACCTGTCACAGACGCGACCGTCTTTTCCTTGTCGCTGTATCCAATACCGCCAACGACACTGGTCGACGATGACTTCTGATACAGGTTTGTCATGATGGTACGCAAAGAAGCGAGCGATCCGTCCCTGCCTTCTTCTGCCGCTAGGCGCTTCAGCTTGCGTCCCCACTCACCAGACACGTTCACAAACGACGGGTTGAACGCCACCGCCTTAGCAAGTGCAGGCCCTGACGCAAAGTCTGCAAAGTCCACAAACTCGGAAATCTTGTTCCCGTTCGTTGTCAGGCCCATGCACTGATGGATGATCTTGCTGATCCCGCTGTGCATTGCTTCCTTACCGATAGCACTACGAGCGATGAGAATGATATACAGGTTGAGGCCTGATTGCGGGATGTTCCACGTCTTACCGCACAGCCCAGCAAACAACCCGAGCGCAGACACAATGCCCACCTCCCGCACGGGACGCGGTGCGGAGTCATAGATGTAGCGTGCAATGACGCCAACAAAGCCTGGAGGCCACGGGAGTTCTGCCGTTGGCTGCATACCTGCTGACGTGATAGCGCCCACGGGTGCCCGCGGTGCCTGTACTGGTGCAGCTTCCGCAGCGATCGCGGCCTGTGGGGCCCGCATATTCTGCAGCAATGCACCCGCCAACGCTTCACCGTGTTCTTCCGCTGCAATTTCCCGTGACTGCCTACCGCGAATGATCCGCAATGTGCGATTCAGGTAGACATCGTCCTTCGTTGCTTTGTCCCGCTTGCCCAAACCCGACAACCTGAACAACCTGCGGCACTGTGCATTCGACCGCGAGTGAAATGTAAACATGGACATGAGCGCCAAGTCTGCTTCCGACTGCGACGGGTATCCCATAGCGGTCCAGTCTCCTTTGCACAGTTCATTGAACTTGTCAGCATTCACCGCATTCATTAGCATGGACAGGATCTCGTCGTCCTCAAGCTCTTCACCGAACTCTTCTAGTTCAACGACGCTGTCCCTGTTCTTCCGTATCTCCTGCACCAGTAACTCAATGAGCTCCTGCTTCTCGCGCAATGGGCGGTCCAGGATGGTGTCACCCGTGCAGACAATGAACCTCTCTTGTGAATACACTTCCACAAAGTCACGCCGGGCGCCTGCCCCGATCTGCGCCTTGATCCATATGTGCAACCCTTGCCCCGATTGCGACCGCTCTGTGTAGCTGTCGAATGTGGTCATTATCATGCCGTGCCGCTCAATCGCGGTAGCCGGTGTCCACTTAGCAGGGTCTTTCTCGTTCGTTGCGTTCTTGACATCCAAGTCAATACAGCAGAACGGGTCAGCCTTAGCCAACACAAACCCGATCCCGAGTTTGTAGTGCCATGCGGCTTGGCACGCCATTTCGAATGACAACCATGTGGCAGGGTCAGTCGTACTGCCTGGGCGTAATTGTCCAAGTGAGTCCAGAGACGTCGGAACCTTCAAATCTCCCTTAGTGTCTGGTGACGCCAGGAGCCATTGTTTCGCGCTTTGCAGCTCCGCAGGGATGCGTCCCCATTGTGGGGTTTCCTTCATGCCGCGACACCCCGACGCACATTCAGGATCACACGCCAGGCGTCGAGGTAAGGAGTGACGGTAGCACGCTCCCAGATAAAGAGCTGCCCGTCATTGACCACAATAGGGTCCGGCAGTAAGCCTCGCTGGCGTGCATATAGCAGACCCGCTCGACTAACAGACAAGTCACGCATTATCTGCGTGGAGGTGATATAGGTGTTATCAAAGTTCTTTTGGGCGGGAGACATAGCGGTTCCAGTAGGGATGCAAAGCCTGCACAGTATAAGTGCGGCCATTAACGCCTTGCAACGGGTGTTAATATCAGAAAGGTTTAATCGGCGGTAATGGTGCAGGCTCATTTATCAAAAGCGCGAACTCAGCTTCAACCTCCGCAATCCGTGCATCCCGACGCATTGTTGCGTCCTTAATACGCTCCCGACGCAAACGACATGCCTCCATATAATCTGCGTATTCCTTTTTGAATTGCAGGGTGGCAGCTTTGCGCGAACTTATGTCCATCTTCTGCGCCTCCTTGGAATCCCGTTCAGCATACTTTTCAATCATGTGAACAGGCACAGGATTCTGAACGCGGTACTCGACAAGCGTACTTTCCACCGTGTCGAAATAGTGTTCTGTCCCGTCCTCGTCAGTGGATGCAATGTGCCCCGCAATGGCGTTGAACTGCACAGGCTTAATATCGGGGAAACGAACCATCAGTTGACGGAGCTCTTCTTTCCATTCCGCAGTGCCTGTGATCTGCCCATTGCGCACCCAATAGGCGTCGGTTTGCTCTTGGGTCAGAACCTTCATTGTGGGGATGGGTACTGGCGTGGCAGTGTTACCGCTACCCGCTCCCCATGCGTCGTAGAAGTCATTAGACGGTAGCTGGGGCGGCTTCTCGCCCCAGAAAGTGATCGGATCGTTGCTCATTATGTGGCTCCTATTAAGAATGGGTGGATGCTACATTAGCGCCGATGCAGAGTAAAGCTGATGAGGGTGGTGGAGGCCCGAGCTCGGGGTGGCCCTTGTGAGTAGTGCGTTAGCCACCCGTTTAACCCCGAAAAATAGCCAAAATAGCCCAGGGGCCCTACCCCTTAGAGGTATATATATGGAGGGCCCGGCGCGATCCCCTCTCTACCCCGATATCACACTCATACCCTGTATATAATTTTACTAATTTACTAATTACCCTTATAAGTGGTTGTTCTATATAGGTTTTTGCCATTAGCCAAATGTTAATTTATGACTATAGAGCTATGGACGATCGTCATGTGTCTATATTCGAGTTAATGAGCGGTGAATTTATTGGTCCGCGCTGCACATATACAAGGTGGCGCCACTGCGGAGCGTGCTGGTGTGGTTAGCTTGATATCTTAACATCGCTTGCATAATCAAATTCGGGTGTCCTACATTACAAATCACCAAACAGAACCGCAACCATAGCCCATGAGCTGCCACCCTGTTTGTAAGATGCATCGATGTCTGACATTGATACTCTTGCGAGCGCAGTACATGGGACACCCCTTCACGTGGGGCAGGTGACGACATAATGCACGTGACGAACCTGTAACGGGGCGCCCAGCCCGAGATTAAACCTTCACAGGCTCAAACAGGGACGCAACCATTGAGCTGACTTGTTCGGCAGGACAAGAAGGCATCCTGCACGCTGCCGCGTGCCTGCCATGTAGAGGGTTGGCTTAGTATGGCGAGCCGTTACCGTGTGTTCCTAGGATATGCGGAGCCCTTTGCATTCTTAATCTCTAGGAGTTATTATGTTTGGAGTCATGAATCATTTGGATGTCACCGTCTGCAAGAACGCCGAGGAAGCCGCTGCGAAGGGTTTCTTTTATCGCGACGGTATTAAGCCCATTGAAATCGAGAAAGTCGTTGTCGTGCAGGACGGCACGAAAAACAACAATTCCACCGTGGATCTGGTCATGAAGGATGAACATGGAAACCGCTTTGTCGTGATGGTTACTGGTGCGCTGATTAAATCAATTCCCTGTTAGGAGCTGCCATGTGTAATAAAGACAGCGTGTGCAACGTACCCGAAGGTGAATGCTCCGGAGCGTGCGTACCCACAGCGCCGGCACAGGCCGCGATCAGCGACTCACCCTCGCAAGCTATTGGGCGCGGCGTGCGATCGCCTGTAGCGAGGCCTCACAGCCATTATTTCCGTCCCTGCCCGTATGACAGCATTGACGTCTATCGCGTGCTGGACATATTCAGAGTGACTGATCCGTGCCTGCAACATGCGGTGAAGAAGTTGCTGGTGGCTGGAGGTCGTGGTCATAAGGACATCCGTCGCGACATCCAGGACAGCATTGACACGCTCATTCGCTGGCAGGAGATGCGAGCCGAAGAACCTTCGCGTGACAGTTTGCAGCCATGATCCATACGCCAGCTCAAGACATGGTGCTCGCACGTGAAATGCAGCGCCAGCAGAATGCTCGTATTCACGCTCAGCGTGAACTATTCAAGGAGCTCGACCCGAACTTTATCAATGCAGGGTTCAGGGGAGGTTTGCGATGCCGTGCAATGCGGGACGGACACTACTGCCCAAGCGAAGATCTTGAGTTCATTATGATGTGGAGCGGTACATGAGCAATCGAGTCTTCATTATCTCTGACACGCATTTCGGCCACAAGAAGATCTGCGAGTTTGAACCCGTGGCGCGTCCGTTCGCTAGTGTGCAAGAACACGATGGCGAACTGGTGCGGCGCTGGAATAGTGTTGTTCGCAAGAATGACACGGTCTGGCACTTGGGCGACGTTCTGTTCGGTGAAGAATCGTTTGACACGATTGCACGCCTTAACGGTGTCAAGAAGCTGGTAATGGGCAACCATGACAGCTACCCGATTGAACGATACGCCCAGCACTTCAGCCGGATATGCGGGTCCGCGAAAGTGCGTAACTGCATACTGACGCACATACCAATCCACCCGAACCAGTTCTATCGGTTCAAGGCCAACATTCACGGGCACCTCCATTCGAACAGACTGGATGACCCGCGATACATCAATGTGAGCGCGGAACAGGTCAACTTGACACCCGCCTTGCTGGACACTGTTCTATTGAAACTCAAGGAGACGCAAGATGCACCAGTCTAAACTCGGATCATTCCTGGAAGCTGTGGTCAACACGGCCATAGGCCTAGTCATTGCAATGGGTGCCACTGCGATCATTGCGTATTGCTACGATATTCCTATCACGACACGGAATAACTTTATTCTGACCGCATGGATGACGGTGATTAGCGTCTTGCGTTCATACCTGCTCCGTAGACTGTTCAATCGCTGGCATAAAGTCCGGGAACGTCTGTCAGTGTGGTGGATACTACACAGGCCTGGCATCATCTCTGCAATAGACCGAATATGCGACGCCCATGCTAAGTACGGCAGAGGACGCCCCCGGGCGGTTTTGACTATAGAGCTCAGCTTGCAATAGGGTGGCGTCTTGTTGTAGATGACCAGTTTGATCTCATATCATAGGTGTTTCACAAAGGAGTCTCCGCATGGATCTTTATCAACAATACATTCACATTTCACGTTACTCACGATGGAGGGATGACTTAGGGCGACGCGAGACATGGGGAGAGACTGTTCAGCGTTACGTTGATTTCTTTGACGCCCGAACAGACAAACAATTCACTGACGTGTTTCAAGGCATGGTGAAGCAGTACATCACTGATTTGAAGGTCATGCCTTCCATGCGTGCGCTCATGACTGCGGGCGAAGCATTAGACCGTGAAAACCTCGCGGGCTTCAACTGTTCGTATCTTGCAGTCAATACGAAGCGTTCATTCGCAGAGGCTCTCTATATCCTCATGTGCGGCACTGGTGTTGGCTTCTCCTGCGAGCGGCAAGAGGTCACGAAGCTGCCACAGGTGCCCAACGAACTCACCAAGACCGAAGACGTCATTATGGTCGCGGACAGTAAGGAAGGATGGGCCAAGGCATACCATGCACTAATGAGCCATCTGTGGAACGGTGACATTCCGAAGGTTGATTACAGCAAGGTCCGACCCGCTGGTGCCCGTCTCAAGGTGTTCGGTGGCCGTGCGTCCGGTCCTGCACCGCTGAAGCGTCTGTTTGACTTCACTGTGGATACCTTCAAGAAAGCTCGCGGACGAAAGCTGAACAGTATTGAGGTCCATGACCTGCTTTGCATGATTGGTGAAATCGTGGTCGTGGGTGGCGTGCGTCGCAGTGCGTTGATCAGTCTATCCAACCTGTCCGACCAACGAATGCGCGATGCAAAGTCCGGTCAATGGTGGAACGAGAATCCTCAGCGTGCGCTGTCTAACAACTCGGTCGCATATACGGAGAAACCGAGTGCTGAGATATTCATGGAAGAGTGGCTGTCTCTTGTGAAGTCCAAGTCTGGTGAGCGTGGCATCTTTAACCGTGTCGCAGCCGCGAATCAGGCGTCAAAATGGGGTCGACGTTCTAAGGACGTGTCCTACGGGTGCAACCCTTGTTCCGAGATCATTTTGAAGGACAAGCAACTCTGCAACCTGTCCGAAGTCGTCGTTCGTGAAGACGACACGCTGGAGACATTGCTGGAGAAGGTGGAAGTCGCAACCATTTTGGGCACGCTGCAATCCACGCTGACTGACTTCAAGTTCGTGTCAGAAGCATGGGCCCGCAATACAGCCGACGAAGCATTGCTGGGCGTTAGCCTGACAGGCATCATGGACAACAAACTGACGTCAGGTGCGTTAGGGAACGAAGCTCTTACGCACGCCCTCAACACGATGCGTGAATATGCACGAGCGGTCAATAGCGTATGGGCCAAGCGCCTAGGCGTCAAAGAATCCGCTGCCATCACATGCGTCAAACCTAGTGGCACAGTCAGCCAACTGTGCAACACGGCAAGCGGTATTCATGCACGCCATAATCGGAACTACATCCGCACCGTCCGCGTTGACAAGAAAGACCCGCTCTATCACTTCATGGTCGGAAAAGGCTTTGTCGTTGAAGACGATGTGATGCGTCCGGAGAGCACAGCGGTCGTGAGCTTTGCAATGACTGCACCCGATAGCGCAGTGACCCGTGAGCAGGTGAGCGCACAGAAGGCGCTTGAGCTGTGGTTACTGTATCAGCGGGAATGGTGCGAGCATAAGCCTTCCGTGACGGTCACTGTTCGGGATGAAGAATGGTTGTCCGTTGGCGCATGGGTCTATGATCATTTTGACGAGGTGTCCGGGATCAGTTTCCTGCCACACACTGACCACACTTATCAACAGGCGCCTTATCAAGACTTGACTGCTGAAGAGTTTGCGCAGTGGGTCAAGGATCACCCTGTACCCGCTATTGACTGGCGTGAGCTTTCCGAGTTTGAAAAGACGGACAATACCATCGCAATGCAGACCCTGGCGTGCGTAGGAAACGTCTGCGACTTGGCCAACTAGGATATGAGCCGGTTATCAAGCGAATAACCGGCTCAAGTTCCTGGGCGCAGGAATACGCGGTAGCATTGTTTTCTTACTGTATCTGGAGAATGAGCATGGCTCAAAAGAATCGTAGTGTGGGCAGTGTTGTCAGCGGTATTACCGCTCTGATTGTTTTCTATACCATCTTTCTGGTGGGCATGGGATGGGTGGCAGGAGCGTCATGGCGCCTGCTGAAGATTGGTTTTGATTTTTGGAATTAACTATGTGCAATCATAATTGCAATCAGGGGCGGAGCTGTGACTGCGGGCCTCGGCAGGTGACTATACCGATCGGATTCATTGTCGTGATGGCGGTGTGTTTTTGCGTCTTGGTTTTGAGGAGCTGCTCATGAAGATATTCAAGTACCCATTAACTCTCGACCAATGGTCTAAAGTAGCGATCCCAATGGGCGGGGAAGTGCTTTCATGCCAGGAGCAAAATGGGGCGCCTTACCTGTGGGTACTGGTGAACGAATCTGCTCCTGTGCAGGTCCGCAAGTTCCACATCTACGGCACTGGTCACAACATTGATAACGATATTCCGATGGTGTTCATTTCCACGGTACAGGTCGGACCGTTCGTGTGGCATGTATTCGAGGAGACGCTATGACTATCAACGTCGTCACAAAAGGCAAAGAAGGCGAGCGCGAAGTCGTGCGAATGCTCAACGCAGAACTGGAGCGTCTAATTGCGTCCGAAGGGTACGGTGAAGAAATTATCAACGTCCTTCGCGGTGTTGCACAGCGCAACCAGAACCAGTCGGCAGTCGGTGGAGGAGACATCAATCTATTCAACCTGAGCATTGAAGTCAAGCGCCAGGAGACCTCGTCTGTGGAGCAATGGTGGCGCCAGGCTTGCACCAGTGCCCAGCGGAACGCTGACAAGCCCGTGCTGATCTACCGCCAGAACCGTAAGGCGTGGCATGTGGTCATGGACGGTTATGTGCCCCTGCCCTCAGGTGCCCAGCTAGGCGCACGGGTCGAGATCCACATCGAGGAGTTCCGAAGCTGGTTCCGTGCATGGGTGCAGGACAAGATTCGTTCCGGTGAACTGTCAAGAGTTTGATGGACTTGCATGGTTCGTTCTAGTGTCCCATACTTCATCACCTTTTAACCACTGGAGCGAACCATGAAACATCTTATCACCCTTGCCTTTGCGCTGATCCTTACTGCCTGCGGAGGTGGCGGCGGTGATGCGCCTTCACCTGCCCCTACCTGCACTCCTGTTCAGCAGGTCCGAATCCAACTCTTTGGTGATTCAACTCAAGCGGGTTACGACGGTTCCAATAATCAAATTGGCCCGAATAATCCAACATCCGCACTCCAGGCGGAACTCGACCTGCGATATGGAAGGGGCGTCACCTTCGTCATTAGCAGTGCAATGGGCGGAACGACCTCTCAAGAGCTACTCGCAGGGACAGATGGAAAGAATCCACCATGGCCCAAATCTGTGACGTCCAATATCGTCGTGATTAACCATGGAATAAATGATGCGACCCATTATGGCGGAGCACGTTTTTCTGAATATGGGAAGACCTTGGAAACCCTTGTGAACCTGCTTCCACCTGACGTGACTTTGATTTTTGAAACACCTAACATCGTCAAGGGATGGGATCTTGTGCCCTATGCCCAGGAGCTGCGAAACGTCGCAGCCAGGCACGGGTTACGCATTGCTGACACATACGCCTACACGTCAAGCCTTCCTGACTGGAATACCCTTATTCCGGATTGGGCGCACCCATCGGACGCACTCTACGCAATGATTGTGAAGAATAGCCTTGCTCCTGTGGTAATTGCTGAAACTGATAAACTCCTTTGTAAGCGCCCTAGGCCCAAACTATCAAACTAGAAAGGGAACTTGCTAGACTGACGCCTGCTACCCTATACTCCGAATCATTCGTCGGAGCTTTCCGGCCGTTTTAGGATATAGGTGAAAAGGTGTCAGTTGATAAAGCTCAATTAGATTCGTGGACCTTACAGGCCATGAGTCCAGAACTCTCGGAGCAGGAACGCACGTTCCGCGACGAGTTTGTTCGTGAGTTCCTGATTGACTATAACCCGTTTGAAGCTGCACTCCGCCTGGGCTTCAGCAAGGAATATGCGACCGAGTACGCTGCCAAGTTCATGAATGAGCCTTATGTGCAGAAGCGCATCAAGGAAATGGAGCTCGACGGCGGTATCGAAGACGATGCTGACCGAAACAAGAAGAAGGTCATGGCAGCATTGTTCCGCGAGGCCAATTACAAGGGCCCTGGAAGCTCTCACTCTGCACGGGTGTCCGCATTGTCCAAGCTGTCCACCATCTTTGGCATGGAAGCGCCTGTCAAAACCAAGACTGAACTCACGGTCACCTCACCTGTCACCTTCTACATCCCGAGCAATGGACGCGAGGACGTCGTGCCTACGCCTGCAACGGGTGCAGCATGAGCGATGGTTCGAAGGCTATAAGGCCGCAGCCTGGGCCGCAAGAAGATTTCCTTAGTACCCCTGCAGACATAGCAATTTACGGCGGCGCTGCCGGCGCTGGTAAGACGTGGGCCGTGTTGCTGGAGCCCCTGCGGCACGTCTGTCACAATAAAGAGTTCGCAGCGGTGTTTTTCCGCCGCACTACCGTCCAAGTGAAGAACGTGGGCGGTCTGTGGGACGAGTCAATGAAGCTGTACCCGCTTACAGGTGCGCAACCTACAGCGCACGTCCTGGAATGGAACTGGCCCGAAGGTGGCAAGGTCAAATTCGCGCACCTTGAGCACGAGTCCACGAAGCTGGAATGGCAGGGGTCGCAGATCTCGCTTATCGTATTTGACGAACTGACTCACTTTTCGATGAGTCAGTTCTTCTACTTGATATCACGGAACCGTTCTATGAGCGGTGTCAAGCCTTATATCCGTGCAACCACAAACCCTGACGCTGACTCATGGGTGGCGGAATTCCTTGCATGGTGGATCGACCAGAAGACAGGGTTCCCAATCCCTGAACGTGCCGGGAAGGTAAGATGGTTCATCCGCATTAACGACATTATGCTCTGGGCTGATTCACGCCAAGAGCTGGTGGACAAATATGGTGACCCGACGCTTCCTCTTGAGCACGAGAAGCAGGTGCAGCCTAAGAGCGTCACGTTCATACCGGGCAAGCTGAGCGATAACCCAGCCTTGATGAAAGCGGATCCAGGCTACCTCGCCAATTTGAAGTCGCTTCCTGTAGTGGAACAAGCTCGCCTCTTGGGCGGTAACTGGAAGATCCGTCCCGCGGCTGGTCTGTACTTCAAGCGGTCTTGGATTGAAGTAGTTGACGCGGTTCCAGCGAACCTTGATATCGTGCGATATTGGGATTTGGCTGCTACCGAGAAGACCGATAATAACGACCCTGACTGGACAGTTGGCGTCAAGTTGGGCCGGGACCGGAAGTCAGGGTTATACTACTGGCTAGATACTGTCAGGGTTCGTGTGAGCCCGCTGAAGGTGGAGCAGACAATCGAGAACACGGCGTCGATGGACGGTGTGGTCATTCGAATCGGTCTGCCACAGGATCCAGGCCAAGCAGGTAAGTCGCAAGCCCAGACGTTCGTTCGGAATCTGGCAGGCTACACTGTAAGGGCTAGACCTGAACGAGGCGACAAGATTGTTCGCTTCGGACCATTCAGCGCACAGTGCCAGGCAGGGAATGTGAAGGTGTTGCGAGGTGCATGGAATGAAGAGGCGTTTACCGCCCTGGAAGCATTCCCATCCGCTGCACACGATGACGACGTTGACGCATGTAGCGGAGCCTTCGCAATGCTCAACGACGGGAATACAGGTCTGCTTGATTTCTACAGAGAGCAAGCGGAAGAGGTGCAGAAGGAACAGACCGCTCCTAAGAGTGCTGGACCATCTGCGTTCTATAGTGCTTTCAGCTAAGGAGATTCAACATGACCACACGAGTTCACCCGCCCGCAGGCGGCGCAGTCACAACCCTTTTTGACGTTACCTATCGTGGCATTCCAGGCACGCCCTTGGATGTACCAGATAACGTCGCTTGGATTCTGATGGCGAATGACTGGACAGCGGTAGGCACTGTGAACACCACTGCACTCCGCCCGACTGCACCTTACAAGGGGCAGACGTTCATGGACACGACCTTGGGCTACCTGATTCACTACGACGGCAAGACCTGGCGCAATCCTGCTGGCACCGCTGTCTAACTAACCTGAGGGCGGACCGTGGCTGACGCAGAAAAGAAACCAATCGATCAGGGCATCATTGCCCGGGTCACAGGGGCGCTGAAGGTGCTTACTGGACAGCGCCAAGCGGTCGACACTGCATGGTTCGGCCCGCTCACACCTCTTCAGCCTAACGTCCCGGCTGAGCAGCAAGAAAGCGTCCAAGGACGTGCGTTCGACTTTCCGGCAGGTTACAACACCCGCCTGACACCACGAGCAGGTGAGAACGTCACGTTCCCTCAGATGCGTGCGTTGGCTGATAGTTGCGACATTTTGCGTTTAGTGATTGAAACCCGTAAGGACCAGATCGCCAAGATGAAGTTCAGCATCAGTCCGATCAATGACGACATTGACCACGACGACCGCTGCAAAGAGATCGAGGCGTTCCTACGCTTGCCTGACGGTGAGAATACTTGGAACGACTGGCTCCGCATGGTGATGGAGGAAATGCTGGTGACAGATGCGCTGGCAATTTACCCGTGGCTGAACAATGACGGCAGTCCGTATCGCTTTGACCTCCTTGACGGTGCAACTATTAAGCGAGTGATTGACGAGCATGGGCGCACCCCTGCCCCGCCTTACCCTGCATATCAGCAAATCTTGAAGGGTGTTGTGGCGGTCGACTACACGGGTGACGAGCTGGTGTATGCACCGCGGAACAAGCGTATCCATAAGATCTACGGATACAGTCCTGTAGAACAAATCATTATGACGGTGAATATCGCCCTGCGACGTTCGCTGCATCAACTTCAGTATTACACCGAAGGCAGTGTGCCTGATCTGTTGTTCCAAGTGCCCGCTGACTGGAACATGACGCAGATTAAGGAATTCAACGACTGGTGGCAGAACAGTCTTGCTGGCAATACTTCGGCACGCCGAAAAGTCCAGTTCGTTCCTAACGGCGTGACACCCATCAACACGAAGGAAGGGATTCTGAAAGATCCTTACGACGAGTGGCTGGCACGGATTATCTGTTACGCATTCAACGTGAGTGCGCAACCCTTCATTAAAGAAAATAACCGTTCGACCGCGGAAACTGCTCAAGCGATGGCGCTTGAAGAGGGCCTCTATCCGATCATGCTGTGGGTCAAAGGCGTGATGGACATGCTTATCTGGAAATACTTCGGTTATCGTGACCTGGAGTTCAAATGGGAAGATCAAGAGGCTACCGATCCAAAGGATCAGAACGAGATGGACGACAGGAACGTGAAGAACGGGACTTCGACTATCAACGAGATCCGCGCAAAGAGGGGCGATGCCCCTGTGGAGGGCGGAGACGTTGCAATGGTGCTCACTGCGAGTGGTTACGTCCCGATTATTCCGAAGGAACCGGAACCGACACCTCCCCAATTGTTGCCCCCGACTGACCCGAACGCTTCAAATCCCCCGCAAGGCCCCACGGGCGACGATCCTACTGTGGACGCTAGTAAGGAAGGGCAAGCCCCGCAAAGCGGCGCAGACGACAAACAAGGGGTCTACAAGCGGTTCCGCAAGGCTGCAAAGAGCAAGAAGGTCAAACCGATCAACAAGAACACCCCTGCTCACAAGAAGATTGAGGCAGACCTCGCGAAAGGTGTGCACGACCTCCTGCAGAAGCAGATGAAGAAGCTGGTGGAAGCTGTGGTCAGCAAGGTTGCCAAGGACGACCGTGTAGACACCGATCCCATGGACAACATTGAGTGGCAAGGATGGGAAGAATTCCAAGACTTGTTTGGAGATCAGTTAGCTCTTGCAGGCAAGAAGGGTGTCATTGATGCATATGCTCAAATTGACATTGATAATCCTGACGCCCTGGAGCTTGCAAACGACGAGGCTATTGCATACGCAAAGGATCGCGCTGCTGAGCTGGTTGGCAAGAAGGTTGAGGAGAATGGGGATATTGTTGACAACCCTAATTCCGCATATAGTATTGAGGACAGCACAAGAGAGATGATTCGATCTGATGTTGCTCAAGCGATGGAGCAGGGTCTTTCGAATGATGACCTTGCTGCGATGCTGGAAGAGAATTATGCGTTCAGTGCAACACGAGCGGAAACGATAGCTCGAACAGAAACTGCTCAGGCAGACTGTCAAGGAAACTTGGCCCTGTATAACAAGTCGGGGCAGGTTGATTCGAAGCAGTGGATCACTGGCGCTGGATGTTGTGAAGATTGTCAAGAAGTGGATGGGGAAGTGGTGGCACTTGACGGGATGTTTTCAATCGGAGTAGATGCTCCGCCTGCTCACCCGAATTGCCGTTGCGACTTTGTTCCTGTACTTACAGAAGATGAGGCTGATTGATGAAACAGTATTTCGCGATTAACAAAGTAGATGAAGAGCTCCGCATGGTGTGGGGCTACGCATCGACTGAGTCGGTGGACTCGCAAGGCGAGACTGTCACCAAAGACGCCATGAAAGCAGCTTGGGCAGACTATATGCAGTTCGCCAACGTGCGCGAAATGCATCAGCCTTGGGCCGCTGGTGTTGTCAAGGAATATGAATTTGACGACGTTGGCGTCAAAATTGGCGCGAAGATTGTTGACGACTCTGCATGGCAGAAGGTTGTTGAGGGCGTCTATAAAGGGTTCAGCATCGGAGGCAAGAAATTGCCTCGTGGATATGACGCAACTACCAAGACCATCACGGCCTTGAAGTTGACGGAAATCAGTCTCGTGGATCGTCCCGCCAATCCTGAGGCTCTGATCGAAATGTTCAAGGCGGATAACACGGAGAACGACACGATGAAAACTGCAGGCGCTTCGCCTGTCGACAAGGTTGCGGAGCTGATCAGCAAGGGCTCAATGACGCCCGAGCGCCTGCTCGAACTTGTCGAACAGGACATTACCAAGAGTTCTACTGAAACCAGTGCGCCGAGCGCATCTGGCGATGGTGTGAATACTACGACCAATCCGCAAACTGACGCAAGCGACAAGCCCGCAGTCGAAAAGACTGTGGAACCTTCTGCCTTGCAAAAGACCATCCGTGTCTTGGGCACTGGCGGCGACGAGCTGAAGAAATGTCTGTATGACGTCAGCTGGTTCAGTGATCTGGTGCAATCCCTCGCATGGCTTCAACGCTCCACAGCGTACGAAGCAGAAGCTGAGGGCGACGGTAGCACTATGCCTGCCAAGTTGGCGGCAGCGGTGCAAGCCTTGGGTGACCTGCTTCTGCAGATGGCCCAGGAAGAAATTAGCGAGCTGATGGCGACGTTGGAAGTTCCTGAAGGCACCGTTGATTCCCTGACCACACTGACATCGGTTGTGGCTATGGCGGACAAGGGCGGTGACTTGAAGAAGGTCAACGATCTGATTGATGTGCTGAAGGCTGGTGCTCGCAATAGCACAGCTGACATGGAACGCATCCAAAAGGCGCACGACCTGCTCATGGAATTGGGCGCCGCGTGCGGTGACGGGACGGAAAAAGTATCGAAGGCTGACGTCGCAGGCAAGCTGAACAAAGCTGTCAACGATAGCGACATTCACAAAGCCCTTGGGCTGGTTGAAAAGGTCAGCGGCGAAATGGCTGCTTTGCGCAAGTCGTTCGACAAACTCAATGGCGAGCATGACACCCTGAAGAAAGCAGTTGGCAAAATGCCTACCGCTCCCAAGGGTGCCTTGAAGGCTATCGAGAAGGGCGATGATGTGGGTGGACAGTCTCCGGCAGCGGAGAATCTGGAACCCGTATTCAAAGCAGACGGCACGATCGACGAAGTGGCCACAGCCATTCGGAAGGTTCATGCAGGCGGCGGACGTCCAATCTTTGGACCACGCTAATTTCAACCAATGGACAAACCAAGGCATCCGCCGCAAGTCCGAATTTAACTTTTAGGAGCTCACCACTATGAACCCGACACAAGACACCCTGGCCCTCGTCAAGGCCGCACTCGGAGCTGACGACATCTCCAAGAGCATCACTACCGCGAATGGCCTGGTCGCTTATGACCTGCAAGCCCCCGCGAAAAACCTGTACCCTGTCTTCACGCCGCTACGGAACCGCATTCCCCGCGTCGCTGGTGGCAAGGGCGTCGCAACGAACTGGAAAGTGATCAGTTCCATTGTGGGCTCCGGCTTCGACAATGGTGCATGGATCCCTGAAGGTCAACGCTCCGGCCGTATGTCGTATTCGACCGCCCCCAAGGCTGCGAACTACGTGACGATCGGTGAAGAAGACAGCGTGACGTTCGAAGCTGTCAACGCTGGCAAGACGTTCGAAGACGTCCGCGCCACGATGGCTGTGCGTCTGCTCCAGAAGCTGATGCTGAAGGAAGAAAACGCGATCATCGGTGGCAATGCATCTTTGCAATTGGGCACTCCGACCGCTGCTACCCTGACCGCCACCGGCACTGGTGCAACCCTGCCCGCACTGACCTACAGCGTGATCGTTGTGGCCCTCACTCAAGAAGGCTACTTCAACAGCTCGCTGGCTGGCGGTGTTGCAACTACCAAGACCGTGACCGGCGCTGACGGTGCTACCTACACGCTCAATGGCGGTTCGTCCATGAAGAGCGCATCCGCTACGCAAGCGATCACCCTCGGTCAGATCCTGGGCGCTACCGTTCCGCTGATCAGTGGTGCCGTGGCTTACGCCTGGTTCGTGGGTGGCGCTGGTTCGGAAAAGCTGGAAGCCATCACCACTACCAACACCGTGACGTTCAGCGCCCCGCTGGTTGGCGGTGCTCGTCAAGCTGCTACCGCAATCACCATCGATGCCTCCGCCAACCCTAGCCTGGCTTACGACGGTCTGTTGACCGCTGCTTTGAACCCTGCCAACGCGGCCTATGTCGCTAAGCTGGCACCGGGCGGCACGCTGACCAGTTCGGGCCGCGGTTCTGTGGTGGAAATCGACACGCTGCTCCGCAGTATGTGGGACGCCTACCAACTGAGCCCGACGGTGATCTACATGAACTCGCAAGAGATCAACAACGTCACCCAGAAGTGCATGACTTCCGCTCAGGGTTCTTTGGTTCGTATGAACGCGAACGCTCAGAACATGAACGAGCCCTATGCAGTTATCGCAGGCGGTGTGGTCAACAGCTACTTCAACCCGTTCATGCCTGACGGTGGCGCAGTGATTCCGGTCAAGATTCACCCGAAGCTTCCTCCGGGCACCCTGATCGCTTACTGCGAAAACCTGCCGATCTACTACCAGAACAACGAAGTGACGAACGTCGCCGAAATCAAGTGCCGCCAGGACTACTACCAAGTTGACTGGCCTCTGCGTACCCGCCAATATGAGACCGGCGTGTATTCGGAAGAAGTGCTGGCGATCTACGCACCCTTCGCGCTGGGCGTGATCTCCAACATCACCAACGGCTAAGCAAGCAGACAGCACGGGAGTTCGCTCCCGTGCTCCTTTCTGGAGAAGAAAATGGAAAAGCTCGAAACCGTGCAAAAACTGGATGGCGTGCGTCTTAGCGCACCCGCTGGAACCACGAGCGTGAATCACCAAGGATTTGAATTCACAGCTGACGAAGATGGCACCATTGTCGTGCCCGCTTCAGCTGTGCCTATGCTGGGCGTGCATGGCTTCACCGCGTATGTGCCCAAAGCCGAGGACGACACCATCGCAAAGCGTGCAGCGGACCCCGAAGCGGGCGGCGCAGGCAGCGATCAGGGTGCGGCCAATACTACCGCACCGGCTACGCAAGCGACGGCCTCTGCCGCCCCTTGGGCCAAGAAATAACCGGAGCGAACTGCAATGACGACACCGATCGCAACACTAGCTGACCTGAAGACGTTCGCTGGCATCACTGGAAACAACACCGACGCGGTGTTGACCATGCTGCTGACGTCTTCGTTGGCTGCGATCGGTGCTTTCTGCAACCGAGATTTCACCAGTGCTCAGCGAACTGAATATCGCGACGGAAATGACGCCACCAAGATGCAGACGGTGGGCTATCCGATCACAGCGTTCAGCTCATTGACTATTGACGGACGAATTATTCCCGCCTCTGTCAACGGTGGCTCCGGATACATCTTTGTTCCGAATGGGCGGATGCTGATCCTGAAGGGCTACAGCTTCACCCAGGGCGACCGCAATGTGGTTATGAACTACACGGCAGGGTTCGGTGATGCTGGTGGGCTTGCACCTTGGCCTGAAGACCTTAAGATGGCGCTGCTGATGTACGTGACCACACGGTTCAAAGAACGCGACCGCTTGGGCATTGGCAGCAAGTCGCTCGCGGGTGAGTCTATCACGTTCACTGACGGACCGTCGGGAACGTCCTCGTCCAGCGGCGGTATCCCGTCAGCTGCCCGCGATGTGTTGTTCAACTACCTGAACACCGTACCGGAGAGCGGCCAATGACGATAACTGCAACCATTCGCGGGGATAGGCAACTCCGTCGGCGTCTGTCCGACGTTGAGGTAAAGGCTTTCGCCAGCGTCGAAACTGCTGTGAAGCGTGAGGCGTTGAGCCTTGTAGCATACATCAAAGCCAACAAACTATCTGATCAGGTGCTCAAGGTTCGCACTGGGCGTCTTCGCCGTTCAATCACAGCTCGTTTCGAGGGCGAGGGAACGGGAAACTTTCGAGCATTCGTCGGAACGAATGTGAAGTACGCGAGGGCGCACGAACTCGGATTCGAGGGTGCGGTGAAAGTCTCGGAACACCCTGTTCGGGAGTTCCAGAGAATGCAATCGATAGCATTCGGCAAGCCAATGAAGGCTCCTCGGATGGTAACGGTAAGGGCGCACACTGTGAAGGCGCACTCGATGAACATGAAGGTTCCAGCTCGTCCGTTTTTGTCCACTTCGTTGGAAGAAAATAAGGACCGCATCACAGGGAACCTTCGGAAAGCTATTGCGGGGGCCTTGCGATGAACTTGATTCCTAATCGCGAGACCGCTTATGTGGCTCTGTTCAACAGGCTGACCGGGATTGCAATGCTGAAGAGCTGCACCCGTAGGCTGAAACACTGGCAGGACGTAGCCGCTGAAGATCAGCCCGCGCTCTACATGGAGCACACAGGCGAGTCAACTTCTATCGTTCGCGGACAACCCTCTCGCATTGTGCTTGAGGTTAATCTTTGGATCTATGCACGAAGCGAAGGCAATCCGGTTGGCCCGGTGATCAATCCGGTGCTAGATGCGATTGAGGCGGCTTTGCTGCCACAAAATGAAGGAGACCACACTCTGACCCTCGGTGGGCTCGTTCATCACTGCTGGATCGAGGGTTCAACGCAAATCTTTGAGGGCGACTTGGGAGAAGAGGCTGTGGCCATTATTCCAGTCAAACTTCTTGTCACTTAAAGGAGCACATCATGCAATTTATGTTCGGTTCAGGCGTCTTCTGGGGCACTCCGCTTCAGGATGCAAGCGGTAACGCTATCACCAATCCCACTCCCGTTCAATTGGGCGTCATGCAGGACATCTCGATCGACATCAGCTTCGACATCAAAGAGCTGTACGGTCAGAGCCAGTTTCCCGTGGCAGTGGGTCGCGGCAAAGGAAAGATGACCGGCAAAGCAAAGGTGGCTCAGGTCAACGGCGCGGCGCTGAACTCTTTGTTCTTCGGTCAGACCACTACGGCAGGCCTGACTGCTGATTATTACGACGTGACCGGCGCTGCAATTCCGACCACTCCGTTCACTATCACCATCGTTCCTCCGAATTCTGGTGTGTGGGCTTACGATTTGGGTGTGCGCGATCAGAATGGTGTACCGATGACCCGCGTGGCGTCCGCCCCTGCGACTGGTCAGTATAGTGTTGCCGCGGGTGTCTACACCTTTGCCGCTGCGGACACGGCCAAGACCGTGTTCATCAGCTACCAATACACGGCCACCAGTACCACGGCGCTCAAGAGCACTGTGAAGAATCTGGTTATGGGTCAGGCCCCCGTGTTCAAGGGTGACCTCTATGTGCCTTACGCTGGCAAGTCGATGATCTTGACGATCCCGAACTGCATTGCTTCCAAGTGGACGCTGGCTACGAAACAGGATGACTTCGTTATTCCTGAATTCGACTTCAGTGGCTTTGCGGACGCCGCTGGTAATGCGCTCTACTGGTCGTCCACCGATCAATAATCTGTAACCACAGCAAGCGGGTTCGCCGCCCGCTTGCTCAACATTCCTGGAGAATAAAATGGCTGAAACCAAAGACGTGAAAGTGCAAGGGGAAGTGATTACCCTTGGCAGTGAAGAATATGTTCTTCCTCCCCTGCCCCTGATCAAGATGTCTTCGATCAAGCGGCTGATGTCCGGTGGCGATTTCACCGAGGACGAAGAGTATGTCGGTTCTTTGGTGGACGCCATTTACTGGAGTCTGAAACGTAATTATCCGCAGATGGACCGCGAGACCGTGGAACTGAACTTGGATATGGCAAACTTCCAAGCTGTGATGGATGCGTTCATGAAGACGAACAAGATGACCCCGAAAGCTGGTGCTCCGGCAACGGGGGAAGCTACGGCGAGCTGATCGACTGGGACGAGGTCATTACCCATGTGGCCATCAGTACCGGATGGACTTTGGACTATGTGGGCTGGCATGTCGATCTTCCTCGCCTGGAGACGCTGAACAAGTATTGGAAGAAATTCCCTCCCGTCCATGTTCTTGTGGCGTCGTATGTCGGTTACGAAGCGCCTGCGGATGCTGGTCTTAAACCTGAAGAGGTTAAGGCATCGCAGGATGATATGATGCAGGAATTCATGGCGAGTGTCCCGACCCGTGTATTCCAGAAACCAGTGGTGAAGCATGGCGACGGATCAGAACTTAGAACTTCTAATTAGTGCGGACAGCTCCGGTGTCAAAACCGGAATGGCCGATGCTAAGCAGACCGTCCAATCATCGACGGAAGCAATTAAACAATCAACTCAGCAGATGGCGGACCAAACGAAGTCCGCCATGCAGCAGATGCGAGACGCATTCAAGAACATGGCTTCAGGTTCGTCCGAGGCGATGAAAGATGGTGCGTCCGCTACTGCGGCCCATGCTCAGACAATTGGTAACTCTCTCACGGGTGCAGTAAGCGGCATCCAGAGCCAGCTGGGCGGGCTGTCTTCTGCGATTGGTTTTATCACCAAGAACTTCGCAGCTCTTGCAGCCATCACAGCGGGTGTCGTTGTCTTCAAGGAAGGCATCAGCGCCACAAAAGAGTTCACAAGCGAAGCCAATAAGCTAGCTCGAGCATTCAACATCAGCGCGACGGAAGCGTCCACGCTAAATGTGGCTCTAGGCGACATCTATACGGATGCTGAAACAATGGTGGGCGCATCTCAGCAGCTTTCTCGCCAACTGCGGAATAACGAGGAAGGCCTGAAGTCCATGGGTCTGCAAACCCGTGACAGCTCAGGTGAATACCGAAACCTCAAAGACCTGATGTTAGATGCGGCCAAGGTGCTGGGCGACTACAAAGAAGGCACCGATCGCGCTCTTGCGGGGCAAGTGCTTTTCGGAAAGGGTGCAGGGGATGCCGCTGCACTGATGCGCCTCAATACAGGGGTCATGGAAGCGGCTCGTCAGAAGCAGGAAGAGCTCGGGCTCACTGTGGGTAAAGAGAACGTCGAAGCCCTCAAAGCGTACAAAGCAGCAATGAATGACGTCGGTGACGTCATGTTGGCGTTGAAAAAGACCATCGGTGACGCGGTGATGCCCATCTTCACTAAGTTCGGCGAATGGTTGTCATCTATTGGCCCGGCGGCAGTAACGATTCTCAAGGGTGCCATCGGAGGCCTTGCAGCCACATTCTGGTTCGTGAAGAATGGTGTGACGGTGCTGTGGGAAACAATCAACGCCATGATCGTCAGCGTTACTGAGCCTATCCGCGCCCTTGCGGCTGCATTGGCAAAGGCGCTCACAGGTGATTGGGCTGGCGCAAAGAACGAGCTTGGAAATATCGGCACGGTGATCAAAACCACTTGGGCCGGTGCGATGGACGAGATGTATAAGTCCAGCGAAGAGACGAATGCTCGAGTGGCTGCACTGTTTAACAAGCCTACTGACACGAAGGCGACAGACAACAAAGGCAAGAAGGATTTCGTAGACCCGAAAGATAAGAGCAAGCCTGAGAAGTCCCAGATGAAGGACTACGAAGCTGAGTTGGCTGAAAAGAAAGTTGCCTACCAAGAGCAGCAACGAATTGAAGGTTCGTTCCGCGAGTTCAGCAAGCAACAAGAACTCGACTTCTGGGAAACAAAGCTGAACACGGTAGCCAAGGGGACGGATGACGAAAAGACACTGAGGCTCAAAGTGGCCACAACGAAGCTCGCTATCGACAAATCGTCGTTCGAGGCGGAGGTCGCAAACCTTAAATCGTCAATGGCAGAGTTCAAGAATAACGCTTCCGCAAGGCTTGAGATTGCTCAGCAGCTTGCGGAACGCATGAAGAAAGCATATGGCGAGGACAGCAAGGAATATGCCCTTGCTCAAAAGGATATTCTTGCGGCCAAAAGACAAGTCGCGGATCAACTGAAGCAGATTGAAACTGAGCAAGTCAAGACCGCGATGAATCGCAATATGGATCTGATTGCACAGGAACAAGAGATTTCCGACATGCGCTATCAGCTGGGCATTCAATCTGCTCAGCAGACTTTCGCGCTTGAGCAAGACTTCGAATCCCGTCGCTATCAGTTACAAGCCAAGTCGCTGCAAGACCAGTTAGAGCTGGCCAAACTGAATCCCGACAAGAACCCTGTCGAAGTTGAAAAGATTAACGCCCAGCTTGAAGAGTTGGAGATGAAGCATCAGGCAACGATGCGGGGCATCCAGCACAAAGCAACAATGGAACAGATGAAGGACTGGAAGGGCATGTTTGACGCCATCCAGAATTCACTTGCCAGTGTGGTCAAAGGCCTTATGAACGGGACAATGACCATGGGCAAAGCGATCAAGACTCTGTTCGCTGGTGTCCTGGATGCAGTAGTGAACACGCTTGCACAGATGGCAGCGAAATGGATCATGCAGAAGGTCATTGAAATGATCTGGGGCAAGACTGCGGCCATCAGCGGTGTGGCAGCGAATGCAGCGGTGGCAGGGTCGGGCGCATACGCGGCTACAGCGTCGATTCCATACGTTGGGCCGTTTATGGCACCCGCTGCGGCTGCGACGGCCTACGCCGGCGCTATGTCGTTCGGTGCGGGGCTTGCTGCTGAGAAGGGTTTTGACGTGCCAGCGGGCATGAACCCGATCACGCAACTCCACCAGAAAGAAATGGTTCTGCCCGCAAACATTGCCCAGCCCTTGCGTGACAGCTTGGACGGTGGCGGAGGTATTGGCGGCGGTGACTATCACCTCCACGTTCACGCCACCGATTCGGATAGCGTGAAGCGTCTGTTCCAGAACAATGGTTCTGCACTGATGGAAGTTCTTCGCCAGCAGCACCGAAACTTTGCAGGATAACTCATGGGAAACTCAATCTTTCCAACACTGCCAGGGCTGGGCTTCAGCGTTACCAAGAAGCCCCAATTCATTACCAAGATTCAGAAGTCTGTCAACGGGCGTGAGCTTCGGGCAAAGTATTCAACAAGCCCGCTCTGGAACTATTCACTCAGCTTCGAATTCCTTCGCGATACAGTATGGCAAAGCGAGCTCGACAGCTTGGCAGGGTTCTTCCTGCAAAGATTCGGATCCTGGGATTCTTTCCTATTCCAAGACCCTGATGACTATATAGCCAGCGGGTCTCAGTTTGGCGTTGGCGATGGGGCAACGACTTCATTTCAATTAACTCGTTCCTTCGGAGGGTTCAGCGAGCCCATTTATAACGTCGCAAGCCTAGTTGATCTCACCGCTTCTATGTGGACCACTGGGGCAGCTTATTTCTGGCCCCGTAAGAAGTCGACCCCGAAAATGTGGTCATACACGCCTCCGCCATATACGATCAGCTCGACGGGCATGATTACATTTTCATATCCGCCAACCGCTGGTCAGCCCCTGTACTGGAACGGAACATTTTATTATCGAGCAAGGTTTCTCCACGATGATCAGGAATACGAAAAATTCATGTATCAGTTATGGACGAACAAGAAATGTGAATTGCTTGCGTCTTTAGGGAACAAGATATGAAGACCGCTAGTGCAGCATTAAAAAGCCTATTGTCCCGCCAGCAGTTCATAATGGCGGATCTATATACGATAACCACAATCTACGGGAATCAGTATTTCTATACGACGTATGATTACGATCTGGTCGTAGGCGGAAACACTTTCAATTCAAGCGGTCTAGTTATTGAACGAAGTAGCGTCCGAATCGTTATAGGTGTTGAGGTGGACACGCTGGAAGTCACGGTAAAGGCTGACAATTCACCTTCCAGTTTGTTATCAGGAACGCCATTCATTCAGGTTGTTCATAATGGGGGACTTGACGGCGCTCGCATTAAACTCGAAAGAGTATTTATGGGCACGCCCGGCGACACCAGTGCGGGCACCGTGCTTCTGTTTGAAGGCCGTGTTGCAGACGTTGAGTGCAGTAGAACTATGGCACGCCTCAAAGTAAATTCGGACCTAGAGTTATTGAACATTCAGATGCCCCGAAACCTGTATCAGCCGGGATGCATTCATAACCTGTACGACACAGGATGCGCTCTGACTAAATCAAGCTGGGCCGTTGGAGGTAGTGTTTCGTCAGTGGTAAACTACACAGGAGTGGCCTCAGGTTTGTCGCAACCGAATGGGTATTTTGACAACGGCGTATTGATATTCAATTCAGGTACGAATGCTCAAGTGCGCAGAACAGTGAAAAAATATGTGTCGGGGATCTTTACATTCTCAACACCTTTGAAGGTTCTTCCCTCAATTGGGGACAGCTTTACAGCCTATCCCGGATGTGACAAGACTCAGGCCACATGCACTAACAAATTCAACAATGTAATCCATTTTCGCGGGTATCCCTATATCCCGATCCCTGAAACTGCAATATAGAACTGGAGCCAACAATGCCATCAACCCTCCCCACAGCGTTATCGTTTACCGATCCGAATACGACGGAAGCCCAGTTTCAATCTTCTCTCACCGCACTGATTTCCTATCTGCAAGGGCTTCTTGGGACTTCGGGTTTGCCTGTGGACGCACGCTCTGCATTAGGGCTGTCAGGGGTTGTCGTTAACTACATTAACCGAGGCGCATGGGTCACCGCTACGTCTTACGCGGTGAACGACCTTGTGACACAAAGCTCAATCGTGTATGTGTGTCAAACGTCTCACACTGCTGGCACGTTCGCAACTGACTTGGCCGCAGGTAAGTGGACAATTCAGCAAGGTGTGACTCAATCCCAATTAGCCGCGGGCAGTGGTTCGGCAGCGATAGGACACCTTCCTTCGACGCCAGGAGCGGTACTCACGACACTGGCTAATCTGGCAAAGCCCACAGACATGCGAATCTTTGGAGTGGTGTCAGACGGTGTCACTGACGATTACACCGCGTTCAACAAAGCGGCAACCAGTGGTGAAAAGTTAATCGACGCTCGTGGGTTGAATTGCGTTCTCGGCGGTACGATCAACATTCCGACAGGACAGATCTGGATGCTCGAAGGCACCAACATCAAGATTACGGGAACTACACTGACCGCATTCAGCGCCAATGTGGTTAATGACTGGGCGTTACTTGGTCCTTTCACCATCACTGGTGACGGGTCAACTGTGGGCACTGCAAAGGGTATCTATATAAACGACTGTGCGAACTTCTATGTAGATCGACCTATCCTGAAAACGATCCGCGGATGGGGCATTTACCGCACTCCCGGATCTAGCTCTACCGCTCGCGGAATGCACGGTACGATCAACAACCCACGGGCGATAGACTGCTGGATAGGATACGAAGATGTGGATGGCACGGGCGCTGAGTATGTCACAGTCATTAACCCTCATATCACAGGCTGCTCTGTTGGCCTGATAACTGCGGCGGGTAATGTGCTCGTCCATGGTGGGCAAATCGTTGACAATGTGGACGGAGTACACGTTGACAAGAACGGCGGAAACAATTCGAACCACGGCGGATTCTTTGGCGTCAACATTAACCACAATACACAGTTCAATCTTGTCACGAACAACGTGCTAAACGGGGAATCTTTCATCGGGTGCCATTTCTACGGATTGGGGACTACGGGCCAGAGTTCTATCTTCTTGAACATGAGTAAGGGTATTCTGATCAGCGGAGGCGTACTGGATTGTCAAATCTACAATTACAAAGACGTGAACTCCGGCATGAACGTTATTGAGAATATGTACTGCCCCGGCGGATATGGTGTGGCGCGTCGCAGTGGCGCTAACGACGGACACGATCAACTCATTATCCGAAATTGCTTCGGTCCGGGCAGCTATAGCATGGCGGGCTCTGGAGGCGGTGTTGACGTCGACGGGATCAATATCAACGACCCGTCCGTCGTGTTCGCTACCATGACGCGGGATCCCGGAGTTTACCAATCCCTCACAAGCGGTGCGAATGCAACACTGCTCTTCCCCTCCGTGCCATTCAAGGACCGTCGATTGGCCCTAGCATTGGCGTCAGGCACATTCACCGTTCCTACTGGTCAGGCGGGACTGTACCGTATCACGTTTGACGCACTGTTCAGCGGCACCGCAATGACAGCGGGAACCAGTTATATTTCACTCCGAGTCAATGAAGTTAATAAGCGACTATTCCTGGCCAATATGTTCGGGACAACCAAGTGCAGCATCACAGGGGATGTCACGCTCTACCTAGCCGCAGGAGACTTCATTGACCTGTATGCGACCATCTACGGCACGTCACTGACTTTCGGTGACTCGACGTGGGGATCAGGTGTCACATTCACAAAGTTGGCATAATGACACTCGCAGTCATAACCGAAGCGATGACGTGGCTTAATACGCCATATCACCATCAGGGTCGAATCAAGGGCGCGGGCACAGACTGCGCGATGATACTGTGCGAGGTCTATGAAAAGGCGGGAATGATTCCGCACATAGACCCTCGCCCTTACCCTCCTGACTGGCACTTGCACAGAAGTGAGGAGCGTTACCTTCGATGGATTGAAGACTATGCCGACAAAGTCGACACGCCACTTCCTGGTGACGTCGCACTGTACCAATTCGGGCGCACGATCAGCCACGGGGCAATTGTGGTCAGTTGGCCTACTATCATTCACGCATACCGAGGCGAAGGGGTTGTTCTTGCTGACGGTACGCAAGGCGCACTCGCGGGACGCTTGGCAGGGTTCTGGCGCATAAGGGGAAAATAAATGGGCGGTCTATTTGGTGGCGGGGGAACAATCAGTATGTCGGAGCCTCGCATTGGGGCGCTCAACGTACAGACGTCGGCTTACGGCATGGTCATTCCTCTCGTGTGGGGTTGCCAGCGCATACCTGCGAATATGATGTGGTATAGCGATTTCACATCCGTTGCGCATACAACGACACAGAGCTCTGGAGGTAAAGGTGGCGGAGTTTCGCAATCGAGCACGTCCTACACCTACACCACAGCGGTCGCGATGGGTTTGTGCGAAGGGCCTATCGTTGACATTGGCAGCGTATGGAAGGACAAGACTCAGCTGACCACACAGGTCAAGCCCGCGACGAACGTCACTGTCAACAATGAGCCCAACACTGTACCCGCGTCACCTTATCAAATCTCGGTAGTCTATGCGGCCAACTTCGTCTCAGATGCAGGGGTGATGGATGCATACGGAAACCCCTTCACGAATGTGTCACCGTCAACACCGTCAGCGACTGGACAATACAAAGTCGCGGGCGGAACATATACATTCTATTCAGGAGACGTAGGAACAGGGGTTCAGATTAGCTACGTTTACAATCAACCGACGCAGACAATCAGCCCTCTGTCACAGCTGAACTTCAGTTTGTTCCAAGGTACGTCGAGCCAGGCTGCTTGGGGCTATCTGACAAGCAAACATCCGACAGAAGCTATCGGATATCAATTCACCGCGTATGTCGCCAGCGGGTCATACGACCTCGGCAGTTCAGCGGCAATGTCAAATCACAGTTTCGAGATCCTTGGCTCTTACCAATACGGATCAGGAATTGTTGATTGCAATCCTAAAGACGTAGTGATTGACTATTTGACGAACCCTAGATATGGAGTCGGGTTCAATGTTGCTCAGTTGGGCGATTACACACAGTTCTCGAACTATTGTGTGTCAGCTGGTTTGTTCTATTCTCCAGCATTCACGGATCAGACTAATGCATCCAGCCATATTACAGACCTGCTAGAGTCCGTTAACTGCGCCCCTGTATTCTCTGAAGGAAAGCTGAAGATTATTCCATATGGTGATCAGGCGATGATCGGTAACGGTGCAACCTACACGCCTTCCGTGACACCACTTTACGATCTAACAGACGACGACTTTCAGGGTATGGGCGAAGATCCAATTCAAGTATCCCGGACACGCTCTGCTGATGCTTTCAATCAGGTGCAGATTGAATTCTTAAACCGATTGAACCAATACAACATTCAGATCGCTGAAGCAAAGGATCAGGCAGATGTCGAGCTCAATGGATTGCGACCGTCAACGGTTTTTTCCTATCATATGTTCTGCGACCCAAACATTGCACAGCTAGTGGCTCAGCTCAAGCTACAACGACTCCTGAACATTCGCAACTCATACAGATTCAAGCTGGGCTGGAATTATTGCTTGCTTGAACCGATGGACATTGTGACGCTGACAGATTCGGGATTGGGTCTGAATAGGTTTGCGGTTCGTATTACTGACATAGACGAAGACTCCGACGGTCTGTTGACGGTGACCGCTGAGGAGTTCCCGGCTGGTGTGGCCACTGCTGCCCTATACAGTTTCCAAGATTCTGGTGGCTACGGTGACGGGCAGAACATTCTTCCAGGATCGGTCAACGCTCCTTTGTTGTTTGAACCTCCCCTGGCGGTAACGAACGGAGACAGTCAACTCTGGGCAGCGGTGAGCGGCGGCGCTACTTGGGGAGGGTGCAACGTGTGGGTGAGCCTAGATGGCCAGAGCTACCAACGAGTCGGACAGATTAATGGGTCGGCTCGGTATGGCACGTTGAACGCTACGATGGGAGCCCCGTCCGCTGACCCAGATATCACGAACACTGTGGTCGCACTTCTTAACGCAGACGGTCAGCTGCTATCGGGCACACAGGCCGACGTTCTCGCTTTCACTACCCTATGCTATGTGGGGGGCGAATTGGTGGCCTACCGCGACGCTACGCTCCAGGCGGTGCGGCAATACGGGCTCACGTATTTGAAGCGGGGCCTGTACGGCACCGCAACGTCTAGTCACCTGTCTGGAACTAGCTTTGCAAGGCTCGATCAAGCGATCTTTAAGTATTCGTTCCCGTCCAACCTTGTTGGCAAGAACCTGTATCTGAAATTCACAAGTTTCAACGTCTATGGCAAGGAGGAACAGAACCTCGCGGAAGTGTCCGCCTACAGCTATACCGTCATCGGAGGCCTTCCCGCTGGCCCTGCAAACCTTACACTCCAGGCACCGTTCACGGGAACCGATTTCACTGCACAGTGGTCACCCGCTGCCGGTGCGTCCTCCTATAACGTGCAGGTCTGGAGTCAGGGCGTTCAGCGTCGCGCATTCAGTACGACAATCACGTCATTCCTTTACACATTGGAAATGGCAACGAATGACGGTGGGCCTTGGAGGGATTGGACACTCAAAGTGCAGACGGTGAGCGGCTCACAGGTGTCGGGATTCTCTCAACTGAATATCTCGAATCCTGTTCCCGCTGCACCGACAGGCATCACAACTGACTCAACGACAACCAGTGTGACGATCAACTGGGCTGCAAACACAGAAACCGACTTGCAAGATTATCAAGTTTGGCTATCCACGACTAACGGCTTCACACCTGGCGCAGGAACCCTGAAATATACAGGCACCGCGTTGACGACCACTGTCACAGGGTTGACCACAGGAACGACGTATTATCTCCGCGTCGCTGCCCGCGATAAGTGGGGAGCAGGAACCCTGAACTATTCTTCACAGATTACTAAGGCGACACTTTGATATGAACACCGGCCTCAAGCATACAGAAGACTCAAACTTAGGTATGCTTTCCGCTTACAGCCCTCAACCCTCAGACACTCGGGAGTCCTATCTTGATAATCAAAACAACAATGAACGAAATTTGGATGGTGAATCCATGAGCGCGGAGCAAGACCTCGCCGTTCAAATGGCTGCTCTGCGTGAGCAGATGAAGAACATGGCATCCAGCGTGGAAGCGATTAAAATTTCAGTCGCCCAAATTGTTCCGCTCGACAAGACGATTGCAGAGCTTAGCATCCACAAAGACTCGACGCAACGAGATCTTGACCTCTTGTGGCAGCGACACGACCAGGGCAAGGAACGAGACGACAAGCTCAAGACCGACATTGATAACGTCGACACCAAGATCGAAGCGTTTCAGAACTCGTTCAACGGGGGCATGAAAGTCTTTCTCACCATGTTCGGCCTTGTGCAGGCTTGCATCATGGGTTCGGTTATATGGGTTTTCACTCATGTCAACGATGCAGACATGGTGAACATGCTGCAAGATCAACGCATCCAACAGATCGAGCAACAAATGATGAAGGAGCCACGGAAATGAGCAGACGCGACAAAATACGAATGTCTCAATGGCTGGTGCTGGCCATGGCGTTCTATCTGATGGCGATGTATATTGCGATCCAGCCCCAACTCCAGACCGCACTGTGGAAGTGTGGTCATATCACCGTCGGTGCCTTTGCTGGCTATTGGATAGATCGGAATTTGTACGGTCGCCTGGAAGCTGAAGCGCAACATGGGCGCATCGTTGCACGGGCGATCGTTGTGGCCGCTGCCATACTAGGGATGGCGTTCGGGCTATGAAGGCCTACGCGGCCATTGTGTGCCTGCTGTGGGGTGTTGCTGCACTTGCGGCGCCCCCACAGGCCGCGCTCAGATACCGTAGTCAGCTGACTCGCGAGGCTCAGTTCGTTCATGGCCTCGACGCACCCGTGCCCATGTTTGCTGCACAGATTGAACAGGAAAGCGGTTGGCGTCCTGGGATCACTGCCTGGGACAATGGACGGGGGCTTGCACAGTTCATGGATCCCACAGCGGACACCATTGTCCGTCTGTATCCAGAACTCCAAACCCCTCAGCCTTATAACCCTGCCTGGGCCATTCGTGCGCTCGTTCGCTACGACCAATGGATCTGGAAGCAGGTCAAAGGTGACACCGCTTGCGACCATTGGGCAGCATCTCTCAAAGGATATAACGCTGGAACTGGATATGTGCTACAGGCCCAACGGAAAGCCGGCAAGCCCGGAATCTGGTTCGGTGAAACTGAGTTCGTACTTACCCGCCAGAGCTCTAAGAATTTTGAGTATTCACGCCTCTACCCGAGGTGGATCCTGCTGAAGGGTCAGCGGAACTATGTCGGATGGGGTTCCTACACTTGCGAGGGGATTCCTTATGCTGATAGATAACATCAAGAGCGCCTTGATTGCGCTCATTGTGGGTCTGCTTGTCGGTGCGCTAGGCGCATGGGTGCTCACTGGTCGCTACAAAGACGCCCAGTGGCAACACGCTATTGACAAACAGAAAAGCGAAGCAGCAACGGAACTCAAGGCGCTGACCGACAAAGCTATCGCCAAGGACAAAGAAGTCGCAACCCTGAAAGACCAATTGGAGAAAAATGATGTTCAAGCACAGCAAACCATTTCCAGCACTCTTACTGATAACCGTCGTCTCGCTGCTCAGCTTGGCGGGTTGCGCGACCCAGGACGTCGGGCGAGTTGTCCAGGCACCGTGCCCGCAAGTCCCTCCACCCCCAGCATCGATCCAGCTTCCGCCACCGGAAGTCAACTTTCAGAAGAGGCTTCGCAGTTTCTTCTTGACTTCGCAGCCGACGCAGACCGTGCCGCCCAGTACGCTCGCACCTGTCACGACTGGGCAGTAAAGCTCCCACAGGCCTATCAATTGCACTGAACATTCGAAGAGGCCCCGCCATGCGCAAAGCAGGCGACAGGTTTCTTCGTGCATTGCGCCTTGAACGTACCATCGTAATCTGGCCACCCCTTTGACGGGTCTTTTTGGTGTTCACGCACCATGTCGCAGTAGAGCTGAGACTGAGCTTCCTCGTCTTCCATGTCCATGTGGCCTACTGCGCCCAGGATGACCACAATGGTCACAGCGCCTAACACGATCTTCCAGAATGGGTCTTCTCTAGTCATTTGAATGCTCCTTCTTTGCGCATGGTGCGACGGGCACGTTCAAGGTTCAGGACTGCCGTGTCGCGTTTCTGAAAACCCTTTTCGGAAGGGACGCCGTTCAACTGGTAATGCCAGTCACCGAACTCATTGCGGAACACCTTGTCACCGCCCAGCGGGATGTCGCTGAACTTAGCGGGCCCATATGCAGCTTCCAGGCGTGCCCGGCAATCAGGACACCGGCGAGCAAGTTCGCGCTGATTGTGGTCAACAGCGACGGACACCGCCACACGGTACTCGGGATTCACATCCATGGGCGACAGGTGCTTCATTCCGCGTGCGGTCAGCTCGTCTGCCAACTGGTCGTGGCGCTTCTTGATGTCAGCGGTGTCAACCAGTCCGTCACGGATAAACCCTTCGATAGACTTTCCGTCACGCAACGTACCGACGAACATATGCATCTCGCTATGTTCGCCCAGGAGGTGCTTTCTGCACATCAGCGAGGGATCGATATTCCACATTCTCATGACGAGTATCCTTGTTTCTTGAGCCAACCTTGGAAAGACGAAACGTCACCCCGATGAACTTTTCCACGGTGTTGCCACTTGTTCGACGGAGGGTAATACATCACCGCACCGTGCGCAGTGTCCACGCGAAACACGTTCTTTGATTGCTCGCGTGCGGGAATGCCGAGCTCTTGCAGGCGTGCAATGTTCACCACTGCCTTCTCCTGACGCTTCTCTTTATGGTACGCCTTCAGCGCATTCATTTCTTCTGCCATATCACCCATTGTGTTCACCTTGTTTCATATGCTGCGCGGCGCTACGGGGCCGCGTGGGCCGTTTGTGCAGTGCGGTCGCTGTACTGGTATTGGCCGCACTGCGCTCTGTTTAAACCGCCTCCACAGCGGCCCGAGCTGTCTGCAGAAGTGCTTCAAGTTTGGCAACCTGTTCCAGCATGTATTCTTTCGAATATGTGGAACGGATGGTCTCAATTTTTACGTCATTTAGTGCGCTTGCTGCAAGCTGTGCGCGAGCGGTGCGGTCTGACTTGTTACGCCAAGCGGCGACGTCAGTGTCAATGCGAGCTCCATAGCTCTTAACTTTTCCGTTCATGTTACCTTCTACCTGATAGCCCTGTGCGTTGAAGTAGCGCACCACGGAACCATCGTGCCCAGCAGTGACTTCGAACTTGCCGCTAGGGCTTACACGAGTGACAGTCCATCCGAAGTTTGCGCGAGTTTCATGGTTCGTCCAAGGCAGGTAGACCACTTCTTGCCCGACGGTGACATTCAGTTTGGCTGGTGCATTCATTTCATTCTCCATTGCGTTAAACATGATGCAAGTATAGGATAGAAATAATCCGGTCTGTCAATAGACTTTGCAAATTATTTTTGTTGTAAATAAACAACTATAGAAACATGACTGGTCCAGTGGTGCAAGGACTTTCTGGACCAGTCTTCAATCAAGCTACAGCACGACGGGATTCGTGTCTGCGCTCAGTGGTGGCAGCACGGGGACGCGCCTTGCGCACCCTGCGATCAGCGTGACGCTTTTCATCGACCTGATCTTGCAGGATCTTTCCGTACCCGTGGAAGTGGCGCCACTGGTAGAACTCGATCCGCGTGTTGTTGAGGTTCCATCCGTTCGCCTCTGCGATGCCCAATGCTTGCCTCAGTGTGGGCTGCGCACCCTTGCCCACCAGCTTGTCCAGTTCGGCCCACACGGTCCAGCACTTACCGCCCTCCGCAGGTGCTTTGACGCCCGACAAAGCAGTGTTTGTCCTTGCCGCTGGTGTTCGTGCGTGAATAGAAATACTTGCAGAAGAACAGTTTAGCCACAGCTTGCGCCAAGCTCCGCGACCACTTGTCAGCACTGATCACCGTGTCTTGACGCTCGCGAACTTCTTTGTTCTCGTCGGTAGGCAGATCCGACATGCTGAGGTTATGCTTCGCCAACAAGTTGTAAGACATGCGTAAAGCATTGTCGCGCTCACCTTCGGTTGCACCAGCGTCGTTGGCGATTGCCAACATCTTCTTGACACGGTCCAGGATCTTTTCGATAGACATTTCGTTCTTCCGTTTAAGTTTAGAAATTGGCGACTGCTGCTTCAGCTTTGTAACCGCATCCAGCTTCAATATCAATCTGTTTGCCGCAGACTTCAACATAAGTACGAACCGTCTTACCAACAGCGCGAAGACCATTTGACGACCCTACAGACTTAACATTCCACACGGTAGCAATGTTCCCTGAACTTGTCTTAAAGGATCGGTTCTTGATGGTTGTTGTCATTTCTTTCTCCTGCATTACGTTGAACATGATGCAAGTATAGCAGAACAGTTCTACTCTGCAACAATTATTTTTCTATCGAACTATTCTTTGAGATAGGCAATGTCCCGAAGCATCCGTTCAGCCTCTCTTTCATACCAATCATAATCGACATCTTGTGGGAACACCGTAGGCAAGTCCATCAGCGGTCGCGCACCTTCGCTCCTGGGTACTTTGTTCCCGCTGTCCGCATACACAATTTCACCGTCCTCACCTGCCTTGTAATACCAGCGAATGGACTTGCCCAGGAAGGTTCCATCCTTCACCGCGCCACCCTTAACGGTACGCACTGACACGAACTTGCGAATGTCTGTGCAGCTCCGAATTGTGTGGTGCAGGGGTGCGCCCTTTGTTAGCAGTGCAATGACTGCATCGACACAGATCTGGTTCGTCGGGTTCTTGTGAAGCTGGTCGGAGGGCTTCTCCGGGCTCGCATAGGCGCCTTTCGTCTTGACCTTGCCGTCGGGTTTCACTGCAATGTAGTTATTCACGTCACGCGAATAGACTGCTGTGTAGGTTGTTTCCTCGGTCTCGAACGCTGTGTCCTGTTCCCACTGTTTAATGATCGCTTCCATCTCTGCGTGGCGCACCTTGGGACACTTGATCACGATGCCGTCCGTGTTGGCGCTGACCACATTGATTCCGCGTATCTCCAACCTCTCGATCAGCATCAGCAAGGATAGCTGACCTGTCACCGTTACCTGAATCAACAGGTCAGGGGAATACAAGACAGACCACTTGCTTCCGAGCTTACCGAACGAACCGTTGATCGTAATCTTGAGGGAGTCCGCGACGACCTTGTTCCCTGCACGCTTGGCGTCCAGACGCTTATTCACAAGCTGCTGATAGACGCGAAGGAAGTTTGTGCTGAGGTGATGCGGGTACAGGCCCAAGTTCAAGATGATTGCAGGGTAGTACGAGGTGACGTCCCTATCAACGATGATAGTGTGGTCATCTGCTTTATGCGCTGTGCATTGCTCGGAGCTGTGCAGCCCACCAATTCCCATTCGGTAGATGCCACCAGCGATCTGTAGCTTGAGCTCTTTGAGCTCTGCAGGCATACCGATGTTCCCGTCCTCGCTCACAATGAAGTCAGCTTGACGAACAATGTCGAGCGCCCAGTTCATAAGCGGTGACTCGTACTTAATGAACGTGGGCACCCTGTACCGATAGCGCGTCCCAGGCTCAATCGTTGGGCGCTGCACCCTGCACCCGTTCAGCTTCTCGATCTCCTGGGCAATCACGGACTCAGCAATCTGTGCATCGGACTTAGAACGCAGATCCACCCCGTATTCGGCGCTGAGGGTTTCCCGGAGGGAAATCTGTTCCTTCAAAGACTCATGCAGAATGGCGGTGTTAGTCAAGTCGTTCACGCAATACCAGCGAACGATCGCAATCTGTTCTTCGCTCAGGAATGTTTCAGGGTGGAATGGTAGATCCTGCATCTTGGGGGCGTGCAACCTGCCACCGTAGATTTTCAGGCTTGCCCTCAGTGGTGCAACCTCGATCAGGTCAATGTGATCTACTTGGAGCTTCTTGACCTTGTATTGTTTCAGCACGTCAGAAGGTCTTGCACCTTCCAAAATAATCTGGTTCGTTGCGTGCTTCAGCAATGCGTTCGGCTTACCTGCCAGCGCGAGGGCGGTGATTGGTAAGTCGAAGTTGATACTATTGAACCCGACAGTCGTAAAGTTCTGCATCACCCACAGCATCTTGGCGACGTCCAAACCCCTTGAGGGTGTCATCTCGAAATAGATCACCTTGCCCGAAACAATGGAAGTGAACGCGGCCAGAAAGTAGTTCTCATAGACCTCAATGTCAAATATGAGCCTTTCGCGGTTCATGCACGCTTGCACCAGTTCGTGATCAGTGAACAATGGTACAGGGAACAGACGCGCCTGCTCTAGCCCTGGCAGGTAGTCGGGGCGCTCCCATGTACGCTCAGGAGGTGTTCGCTTTGGCTTTTCAGCCTTAGGGGGCTTGACGACTGGCATGTCCTGCCAGAAGAAGCCGATTGAATCACTGCGAGCCATTATTTGTGCATCCCAATGATTGCACCACGCAATCTGTCTCCGAAGAACATGCACGGGCCTGGATACATGGTCCAGTCTATTTTCGACACGGGGCCGTCAAGCAGGCCCAGCATCTCGAAGCTATAGACGCCCTCGTGCTGTAGGTCGGGCACTTCGTAACTCGCACCCTCGTTCGGTTCTACGTGAGTGCTGAGCATACCATCGCCAAAGAATATGCGGCCCAGCTTGTCTGTGAAAGGTTTGACAGACTGTAGCGCAGTGAATAATCGCGGGTCAATTGGTAGCGGGTTTGACGGTCTGTCTAACACTTTGGCAAGATTGGGCCACTCTACGCTATAAAGCTGAGTCCGAATCCAGCGTCCGTCGCTGTAGTGGAAGGTGATGCTATTGTCCGTCACTTGAGCGGAAACGGGAGCTTCGTTGATTCGTAGCATTTCTTTGACGCAAGCTCGGGGCACGTTGAGCCGTTTCGGGAAGGTGTGGCCAAGCCAATACTCTGCCAGAATGATGTTGTTTGTTGCGAACAAGCTCTGTCCGTCCAGCAGGACACCATTCGACCATGGACGGGACGCATCGTCTCCAATGAACGGAGCCACGGTCTTTAGCCCGTCCAGTAGCGCCTGCCCATTCAGCTCAACTGGTTCACCCTCGGGCTCAACGTGAGGGGTGTCGCCTTCAATGCAGTCAACGAACGCCTTGAACGCACCGGAGCGAATGCTAAGTCTGCCAGCGGGTGTCATGCTCAACTGCACCGTGTCTGTGCAGTTTGCAATGGCACGGACTAGGGGCTCAGCTTTAGGCTTGCAAGAAATGTCGAAGGGGATAGGGCTGCACAGCGCCAGCGTCCCGTTATACCCTCGCACGCGACCGTCGTCAATTACAAAGTGAGTTAGAGCGGGCAGGAAATCTTTCTTGGCGACCGCCCCCATGGCGAATTTCAGTTTGGATAACATCTAAAAGAGCTCCTGGATTCGGTTTGTGAATTGTTCGTAATTGTTTTGAGCGTTCATCATTTCGTTAATGACGCCATATCCCCATAGGTTAAACGCGGCACGCGATTCATAGACAGTTGACAGGCGCTCATAAGTAAACCCCTCGCGTTCCAACATCTGCAGAACGAGGTCTTGTTCGATCGCTGTCAACGTGCTGACGTGCTGACCCGCATCATGCCTGGCAGGTGACTTCTCTGACACGGACAGCGGCCCCCATTGCGGTGTCACAATACTACCGAAGGCAGCAGATTGGATCCAGGAAGACGAGTCAACCGAATACCATGGATATCGCTCCATGATTGGTACAGCGGTGATCCCGAACCCGTGTACCTTGAGGCGAGGGCGCCCACTCCCGTCGGTCAGGTAGCGTTCCCACATACGATCCAACCAGATGCAGAGCTGCTTCGTAGAACTTCCGACCATACCTCCGAGGGTAATGTATTCATAGTTCTGAACGTAATACTCAAGATATCGTTCGTCTTCACCAGCGTGGAAACACGGTAAAGGCTTGGCCCCGAGTTGCTCCATTGCCATCTGGTTCTGCCACGTCTTTAACGGGTCACCAATACCGTCCAGCACGGACGCCATGACCACACCGTCTTCCACGCGCCAAAGGTCCATGTTCCGCTTGATATAATCGCAGTATGTAGGCAGGTCAATATCTACGCCCAAGGTGAACGCGGAGAACGCACCTGAGTCAAGAAAAACTTTGGCATCGTCTGCACGCATCTGGTCGATAAACTTCTGCGACCCGATATAGTGGTAAGACTCAAGGATATTGGGAATCTGGTGAACGATCTCACGCTCACGGTCGTTCAGCTTTAGATAGCGGTTCTGTCCCTTCATATAGGAGTTCGTATAAACCGCGGCACAGTAAAGATGCATCTGTCTCTCCATTCGTAAGTGCAGGGCCAGCAGGCCCTGCACTTACCTACATTTTAACGCCCGGCGGGTTAATGAGCAAGCCGAAGGAATTCAGCTCGCGCCTGCTCGTCGTCCTTGATAGCGCCACGAAGAGCTGTGGTCAGTGTGTGGTGTCCTTGCTGGCAGATGCCACGGGATTCCATGCAGAGGTGACGCGCCTTAATCAACACGCCGACGCCCACGGGTTGTAAGTGTTCCATGAGTGCATCTGCGATCTGGTCTGTCAGTCGCTCCTGCACTTGCAAACGACGGGCAAACATATCCGCAAGGCGTGACAATTTGCTCAAGCCTGCGATCTTACCGTTCGGGATGTAAGCGATGCTCACTGTGCCGAAGATAGGCGCCAAGTGGTGTTCGCAATGCGAATAGATGGGGATGTCCTTGACGATCACCATCTGGTCATATTTCTCTGCACCATCTTCGAACACCTTCAAGATGTCCTTTGCGTTCTTACCATAGCCACCGCACCAGTGGCGCCACGCTTTGGCGACCCGTGCAGGAGTTTCCAGGAGCCCTTCGCGGGTGGAATCTTCGCCGACGAATTGCAACAGACGGACAATGTTGTCTTCGATAGAACCTGCTCCATCTTGCTCCCAAGGAAACACGAGCCACTGATTGTGATAAGGGCCTTCCTCGCGCTTGTCGATGAGTGCAAAGAAAGGACGCTCAGGGTACTGGTCGCAGTAACGCTCGCAAGTAGAACCGCTGTCGATCAAGTCGTCAATGAACAACTCCGCGTCAGCAGGGTTGTCAACGAGCAGCAAACCGGGCACCAATGGGGCCAGCAGGTACGCAACAGGCACGCCGCCACGTGGTACTGCATACGCTGCCAAACGTCGCCCAGCGGGCCCGCTTGCGCCGTATGCCACGATTTGCTTTGCGAGTGCGGCGGCAAGTGTGCCGATTGTTTCATGGGTGAGGGTAATCTGTTTCATGTGACGGTCCTTAGAGTGAGAAAGATGCGCTGCATTTGCGGGTCTCTTCCACAATGCAATTGACGAGGGTGATGCCTGTGCCCGCAAGCTGCTGAGGAGCGATCACCTTGACCAGATGCTCAGCGACGTTTTCAGCAGTAGGGTTGAATGGCACAATGACCACAGACGGGTCGATGGTGATCAGTGACTGTGCAAGCGGGTCACCTTCCCAGATGAGCATCTTGTGATCCCAATTGTCTTCGAGCCACATGCACAGACGCGCCTTGATGTCGCTGAAGTCAATCACGCGCCCCACAGTGTCGAGCTTGTCAGCTTCGCAGTGGAAATGGACGCGGTAGTTATGTCCGTGAAGGTGACGACATTTGCCTTCGTGACCGTGAACACGGTGTCCGCAGGAAATGTCGTGATATCGTTGGGCTTGCCAGGTCATTGCTTTTCTCCTTGTTGGCCGTCAGTATATTGAATGACTTCGGGCAGGTTGTTAATCTCAAACGCTTTGCGTCGCATGTAGCACGGTCCGCAAGTTCCGCAGTGCAGCTCACCGGCACGGTAGCAGCTCCACGTCAGGTCCATAGGTGCGCCCAATTGGTTGCCCAGCGCGACAATCTCATGCTTCATAAGGTTGCCAACAGGCATTATCACACGCATCCGCTTTCCATCACCAACGGCGAAAGAAAGAAGGTCGTTGAAGCGTGCAATGAACTCAGGCTCGTTGTCAGGGTAGGCACCAGCTTCCTCAAGGTTGTTTCCAAGAACGATAGTGCTGATTCCGCGTGCCTCTGCAAAGGCTGTGGCAACACTTAACAGAAGCAAGTTCCGGGCAGGAACCCATTCGTGGGCAAACTCAGCACCAGCTTCACCGCCCGCGACCTTGCTGTCAGGGTCAAGCAACGGTGAGTCACCCTTTGAATAGACGTTCAGTGGGAACAGTGTCAGCTCCGCGTCTAGTGCTTCAGCGACCGCTTGCACCGCCTTCACTTCGGGGCCTTCTGCGCGACTACCGTACAGGAAGTGAATAAGGTGAACACCCATGCCCAGCGCCTGCTTCACATATGCAGCACTGACCACACTATCCAGGCCACCGCTACACACCACAAGAGCTCGTTCGTCTAGTCCCGGCTTGTAAAGCGAATCCGAAACGATATCACCAGACGCGGTGAAGCGTGCAACGGTATAGGGCGTCAACATGCGGGGCGCCCATTGCGAAGGCAGGTAGTCCCGAGCACTTGCGAAGAAGTACCCGTAAGGCGTGTCGACGTACCAGACAGGACGATAGTTCGCTGCGACGTACATGGTGTCGGTTTGTCCGTCAAAGGTAGCGAGAATCGCGAAGCTGCCTTTCAGTTTGCGCACCACTTCGGCAAAGCTCTCCAGCGTAGGCGGCAAGGGGGCCAGCTGCTCGGCGATCGCTGCGCTGTCAATGGTAGTGGGAAGGCTACCCGTGCGAAGCGCCTTGTCGTTGGCGATGGTGCCATTATGCACGATAGTCCATGGGCCGTCTGTGTAGGGCTGCTGATCAGTGAGACGTTTCTCCAAGACGAACTCGGTCGTGGGCTCAGCGCGAAGGTTCCCCACGACCACAGCAGAGCGGCAGGGTTTGAACAGGATAGGAGGGCGAACGCGGAAACCATCGCTTCGGGAGGTCTCACGGTAGGACTGAGACTCGTCTTCGCTGCTCGAGTTGATGACATACCCGCGACCGTCACGTCCACGCTCGTGGCTCTTGGTCCAGATGCTGTCCAAGATCACATTGACTTCTTCCATCTGGTTAGCGTCCAAACGACGCACCAGTGCTCCGACTATTGAACACATAGATCACTCCATTCCGATGTATTTGTGGGTCTGCAATTGCAGAACGAAACCGTGTTGAATTACATTCACGACACACTCGTCCACGTTGAGCCTGTTCTGCCTGTCGTCCTTGTCATCGCAAGGTTGCAAATAGATTGGCCCTTTGTATGCTTCCGGAGGTCGCGCCAGGAACGGGTGGGCAGTGTGGTCAAGCGCACGTGAAGGCAGACCGTCATCCATGGTGTCGCCGCAGGTTGCGACGTACTTGAAAGCGCACGCAATGGCACCGATCACAGGATTCACTTTTCCGGTCTTGGGACTGCACACGACAAACACTGCATCACGACGGGTCGTGTCTTTAGCGCAAAGCTCAAGGAATGCAATGTTAGGAGGTGCCAGCGTGCCGTTAGTTTCAATCTGAACGAAGAAACCCGCTTTGAGCAAAGCCTCGCACAGCGGAAAGATGTCTTGCCGAAAAGGTTCACCGCCTGTAATGACCACGAGCCTGAGGCCTGATCCCTGCGACCATGTCTGCGCCGCTCGCACCAGCATGTCGACTGGAATGCGCTCGCGAGTCGACGTGTAGTCTGTGTCGCATTTAGGACATTGGAGGTTGCACCCTGCAAGGCGAATGAACAGTGCAGGGAATCCGGTGAAGGGGCCTTCACCTTGAATGGTACGGAAGACGGAATGTACGTCTAGCGCACCGTCGGCAGGGGTGTCAAGTCCTGGGACTTGTCGTTTTTCAATGGGTTGATTGTTCATCAAGGCTCCGATAGGTTGCGGGCATTGCCCGGAGGTTGCGGATTAGTCCAAAAACAAGGCGCCTGAGCGCCTTGTTATGGGGTAGCAGAGAGCAGTTTAACGCTCTGCGGGTTACGCGGCAGCTTGAGCCGTTTCCGTAGCAGCCGGAGCAGGCTTGCTCACGCGACCTTCAATGCCGTGGAACTTCTTCCAGCGAGCGTATTCGGTGCGGATGTTGCCAGCGTTCAGACCGCGAGCTTCGCCCACAGGCAGCGCATCGCCGACAGGGACGGGTTGGCCCAGCTTGGAGCTCAGCTC